AGATATACTCACTTTTTTCGTTATTTTTTTAAATTTTTATCAAATTTACTAAAAAAACGAAATAGAATTACACACTTTTTATTCCTCAAACTCTCCGCTATACCGTGCTAAAGTGGCACTTTTTAAAAAATTACCTATTATATTTAATATAATATATAGAAAATTTTATTTTTAAAAAATTTAAAATTTAAAATTTAAAAAATTCAAACTGTATCTAATCGCTCCGCCTAACGGCTACGCTCCATAACATGTATCCCCCGAGCTGTGGCTTTAAGACGCCTACCTAAATATTACATTTAGTACACGTCTATCAACTTCTGCTTTAGTTTTTGGTGATACCATATGCTTATTTATAAAATAAACAATATTTGCTATATCATTTTTGCTGTATCCCATAGCTTGCATCTTAAATGCTGCTGCCAATAAAGTCTTAGAACGACTGCCTGGCACAGCCTTGCTAAAACTTAGCCAATCATTGCTAATTTTTGTTGTATCTAATAAATCAATAGCATAATCTGACTCCTTACTATTAAATTTGTAATCTGCTACATTTAGCATATTACCTTTAAAATTGCTATATATGGTAGATCCTTTATAAGCATACATCACACCTGCTGCTTTAATACTTGCTCCTACATCCATGTCTTCTATAAGTCCATACTCCTTAACACCTCTAACAACTTGTTTATATTCTGCTACATCTACTTCGCTGTCTAATAAAAGCAATACTCTATACTTATTCATATCTGCTCTATTTGACGTTGTAGCTATTATATGTACCAAACCTTCATCTTTAAGCTGTTCGTGCCTTATAGCTATATCTATGTTAGTATTATCAACATCTATAACTATAAATCTTGTTGTACCTATTACTGTGTCATTACCTCTCCTTCTACCTACAAAGTTAAAAGGGCTATAAATATAGTCACCTTTTAACATTTTTGCTAAATTTTTAAAGTCTGTTTTAACAAAATGTGTAAAGTAGACAAATTTTGTCCTCTCATCTTTACTCAGACCATCAACATGTCTATACGACAATGTTACTTGGGCTAAAGACATCTATTAGCTCCTCTTGTGGTATAGAGTGTTCTACAAGATTATTGATATCTGTAACAACTTCTATAATTTTGCTATCTTCTACCTTATGCATCTTCATATCATAAATCAATCCTGCCATAAATAGCTTAGACATATCAGACGCATTGTAGATGTCAACTATTAAGTCTTTGTTATCTAATATCTCTTTTTCTAAGTATTTAGCAGGTTTTTTATCTACTAATGTTGCTAATTTAGGTATATCAGCATTTGTTGCATATGCTGCTAATATGCCACTAACATCAAATAAATCACCATCTGTTTTGCTAAGTACTTCTGTTGACTCTTTAATGTTAATAACATGTTCTGCTTCATGTTCTTCAGGCAGTACACGCATTAACAATTGTTGTGCTATTGACATACAAATATATTTATACTCTTGCTTATTAACAGCATTGTTTATAGGTAGCAGTATTAATTGCTTACCTTCAGCAGTTTGTCCTATAAAATGTTGTTTATCTAATAGCTTATGTAACAATTTAGCTTCTATAATTGCTTCATTTGCTGTTATTGCTATAACATTTGTTGTATCTTCAGCAAATACATTAAATCTACAATCACCTGACAATAATTTGTTAAATACAGTAACTTGTTTATCTTTTACAACTTTTAACCCATCTTCAGCATTTCTTGCTATTTTGTAGTTATATTTATAACCTCCTTCAGTTTCTGTGTTTTTCTTAAGAGGTGTAAATACAAATAAATTGTTAACTTCATCATATGTTACAGTTGCTTCTCCTCTTAAACGTGCATTAACAGGCTTTAAAAAAGCATTAATTGCTTGTTTACTTGTCTGCTTAGTAGTTATATAACCTCTTGTTATTGCTCTATCTATACTAATTTGATTATCAGGGAAGAAACCTTGTAACCAATCAGTAGCAAATAGCTCATAATCTTTTAACTCTAAAGTAGACATAAATCTTGTTAAATGCTCTGCAGCATGATTTACATAGTGTATAGCTGCTAAAATTGTTTCTTTATCTATTAATGCTCTGTTTTGAGCAAAAGACCATACAGCAGCAATTCTAAGCATCTTAAATGCTATACCAAGTAATTGAGTACCATTAACAGATTCTGGGTCATTTAATAGCTCTTTCTTACCTAACAATTCTGTATAGCCTTTGTAATCTTCATAGATTTGTGATGCTTCGTCATCCATTGCTATAACATTGTTGTCTTTAGCTCTTTTAACAGCTTTTAATAGATGTTTAGACAGTTTTTCACTAATTTCTTTTGCTTCTACTCTATTTTTAGCTTGTAGCTCACGCTTTTCTTTTAATGTTGTAGGTATAATTTCATTTTCAAACTCCTCATTTGCTTTACTAAAAATAATAACTGAACGTCTTGCTAATGCTGTTTTAATCATTGGTACAAGTTGTTTTGTTACTACACTATCTTTTATATAAAATGGTGCAGGTGCAGATATACCCATAAAGTTCATATATTGACTCTTGATTGCTTTTTCTTTGCTTTCAGCAGTCTTATATTCATTCATAGACATTTCACCCATATCATATAGTCCAGACAATAACTCAATTATTTCTAATACATAAGGACTTGATTGAATTGACATACCTAATTCTGAAGCAAAAACATTTTTGTTACCATAAGATTGATTATGTAATCTATTAAGAGATGAAACAAGTCCTGCTCTACTTGAACCTAAAGTAACAAATTTAGCTTCTAAAGGTTCTATTAAATCAGCATAATCTTCTGGTATTACTTTAGTTTCATCAAACTTTGGATTATCCTTTTTCATCATCCTAATAAACTTATTTTTTGCTTTTTCTTCAAGTTCTTCTTTTTGTAGCATTTCAATATAATCAAATGCTTTACTACAAACTTCTTGTAAAGATCTAAATGTTCTATCTTTACCTGAACCAGAGCGTGATATTAAAATTGTGTAGCTATTTACACCTAACATTTGCTCACTATAAATAGTATCGTTAATTTTTACTCTTAATTGACCAAACAAACTTGATAGTACAAATGTTGATATAGCAGTAGCTGCTATATTGCTAAAGCTTGGTGATTGTAGGATAGAAAATCTTACCATACCTTGCATTACTGATGGTAGCTTTGACACATCATATTTTGATGTATCAATTTTTAAATATGGTAATTCTTCTTCATACTCTTTAATTAAATTATTTATACTATCCTGTATCTTTTGTTTTTGCATCTCTTATTTCCTTTAACTGTTCTTTTATTTCTTCAATAGAACTATCTGCTTCTAATGTAACAACATTATATAAGTCATAGCCAAAGTCTACTTCAGCTCCTAAATCAATGGGTTGATCAAATAAAAACTGTTGTTTCATTATTCGTGGAAGATTATCATTTACAAACTTTATCACTTCTAAATCATCATCTAACTCAAGATAAAGGGCGTCGTGTATGATATTGACAAGTTTGATTCTGTCTTGTAAATTATGTTTATATATCTCCTCTCTTAATCTAATTCCTGCTATTAATGTTAAGTCACTATAAGATTGCATTGTTGCATTATTTAAGGTTCTGATATCTTTTTCAGCATCATCAGAATAAAGTTTTAAACCCCAATTTAAATGTATATAACCTTTTTCTTTAACAGTTGGTAATACATATTCATCTCTATACTTAGTTTTTCCAGAGTATAAAACATTGTGGTATAAGTCAAATATTCTTTCACCTTCCTCTAAAGGAGCTTTCATACTTTTTGCTAATTTTGGAGGAAACGCTCCATAAGAAGCTGCAAATGTGACACCCTTACTATCTTGTCTTAAATTCTTACAACGTACATCCTTTTTAGTGAATTCTTTATATTTTTTATTTACTTCAAGTGACTTCATATCAAATTTAATACTTGTTATCTTCTCCCATTGGTCTTGCCAATAAACAGCAGAATGTAATACATGAGTATCAAATTTTTCTTTTAAAGTAATCAAAGATGTTTCATCTTTTGTTAAGATTGCTCCTATATGGCCTTCTAAATTATTGTAGTCTGAAGATGCTAATATTTTACCTTTTGGTGCAATAAACATCTTTTTAACTGTTGAGCCATAAATTGGATTGCTACTTGGTTGAGTAACAAGATTTATACCAACTTTATGTTTATCTTCTCCTTCAATCTTAGGTGATTTACCGCTTAATCTTGCACTAATTGTCCCTAACAATACTAAACTACCATAGACTCTACCATCAACTGTTGAGCCATAATATTTAGGTATATATTGAGTTAACAAGTTTTTAGATTGAGCAATATCTAAATAAGCTTTAATAGCTTTTTGTACATCACCAGATGTTGTATTTGCTAATTCTCGCAATACATCACTACTAAAGCTCATTTCTCCCGTTTTCTTTGATATTTCATCACTTTCTAAACCCATATATAACCACATCTGTGTTAATTGCTTGTAGTTATAAGGATTAAATCCTAAATCAACATATTTCTCAGGATGTTCTATTTTGTCAATACGATTAGCATTAATATTTTGCCTTCTACACTCCATTTTTTCATAAGCTCTAACAGCTTCTTTTATTTTGGGGTGTTCAAAATCTTTTGCTAACAGTATCTTACAAATTTCAGTATCTAATTCTTTTAAATCTTTAGCAGATACTTTTTCAAAATCTGTGTTATCCCAATAATTAACAACAAATGTACGCATAGCAATATTATTTTTATAAGCAATACCTTTAGGCTTTTTAAGTGCTTTTTTAACAGGTTCTAAGAACTTTTCAATTCTCTCTTTATCTGCTTTAGCAATAAATTCTTTAACTATTGGTATAGAATTAATTTCTTCTAACTTTTTCTTATTAAACTCCTTAACTTCACTTTCTAACTGTTTTACTTGCTCTAAATCAATTGCTTGTCCATTGTTCATCATTTCAATAACAACAGGTATAGCAGGTTTTAGAATAAAGTCATAAAAATAGCGTTGATTAAATTGCTCTACATTATCTTTTGGCTCAGATGTTGGCATAATCCACTTATCAGGTTTTGCTTCTTTATTAGCAAACTTTTCCCAAGCTAATTTTGTTGCACTTGAGTCTATCCCAGCATAAGCAATTAAGGCTAAATTATATTTACTGCTATCTCCACTACCAACATAAACAGTACTATCTACTGTATTATTTAATGTTGTATCGTATAAATCAAAAGACTCTTTAGCAGTTGCCCATTTACCATATAAGTTACCAGCAATATCTTTTAGATTTACTTTGCGTTTTACTGGGTTTATGTGATTTCTATATACTTTACCAAGTAACATAGCATCTTCTACATCTTTTGGAAACTTACCAGTAAAATGATGTATTAATTTAACATCATATAAAGCATTAAACCAAACTTGTTTTAGCTTTGTTGTTGTAAGCCAATCTAATACCAATTCTTTCATAGCATTGCTATTTATAACAATTACTGTTGACTTAGTATATGACCAACTTAAAGACAACATTGTTAAATCAGTATAGTGAGGTAACAATAATCCAGTAGTCTCAAAGTCAGCAGCAATAATGCTATATTTAGCATCATACGTTGCTAACCATTTCTTTGCTATCTCTAAATCATCAGTAAACCAAGTCTTATGCTTAATGTGTTCAGATGCTAATCGTTCAGCAATATCTGCTACTTTTAGGCTATTAACATTTGTTACATTGTATCGCTTTAAGCCATAGTAGTCAGTAATTATATTACCATTAATGCTATCTGCATCAAATCCATCATAATACTTCAGTACTTCACATTTAACATTAACATTAAACTTTTGTTTTGCATAAGCCTCGACACGTTCAGCAAACTTTGGCGGTGGGTCTATCGTGACAATTTTATAAGCCATTTTATATCCTTTGGTATTGATCACATATCTCACTAAATTGACAATACTTCTCACAAGCAAGATATGTTGGTTCTGTTATAAACTCTTGATCTCCTGGTCTTCCTTTCTCTCTTACAAAACGTTGGAAGTCAGCAAGATTATCAAACTTACTTCCTCTGACAGTACTCCATTTACCACTTGGTCCTAAACGTTGCAATTTATACTCGCCTGGTCTAAACATACGCTCTTTGTCTGTACAATAAACTGTTGGTTCATTTAATTGCAACTGTTCTTCTACTAAGGCAATTTTACGTCTCATAAATGCTTCTACTTCTTCAGCAGGTAGCAGAGGGAATTTCATTGCTGTTTCATTTGGTATGTCACTACCAAAACTTGGCTTACTTGATAACATAAACAAGATCTCACCAAAAGGTTGCAATTTATACTTGTTTCTTGCTAAATAAGCATATATGCTAAGTTGCAGTTGAAATTTGGTGTAGTGTGGATACAGTTCCATAGATTCTTCAATAGACTCTACTTGCTCCATAACATCTTTTTCTTCCATTACTTGCTTATAAACATATCCACTTACATGTTTTAGATCTTTAATCATTCTATAACCATCTTCATCTTCAGGTGTTAACATATCAAACTTACCAGCAATAGTCCATTCACCAAACTCTTGTCCAAAACGTTCTTCAATAATATATTGCTTTGCTACATCATCAAATTGTTTGTTGTAAGCCTCTAATGCTTGCTCCATAGTGCTGTGGTGACTAGTACCTTTAGCAGATGCCAATAAAGCACTTACATCTGTTTGCTGTTGTTGCTGCCCTTTAGTTTTTAGTTTATAAACAAGTCTTCTAACAGGCATAATTAAATCAGATGCTGACAAATACTTTTGTTTGTCGTCTTGGTCATAGAGTGTATTAGCATAAATAGCAAATAATGCTAATTCTTTAGGCACATTGCTATTATTTGTAACTGCTAAACCATTTAACTCTATTGTATTTCCTATATTGCTATCTTGTTCAGCAATATCTGTTAAATAACTCATTACTTCTCCTTAAGTGAATATATCTTTTTACGTCCATCAATTGTTACTAATAAAACATTATCTTCAACCATTTCTTCTAGTGCACCTGGTAGATTATGCTTCATAAAGTACTTTGTGAAAGTGTATTCGTTTTGTTGTTCGATATAAGTATTTAATTTACTACGTATATCTGTTGCTGTTAAAGATACAGTATTATCAAATAAATCTATAATTGCCTTTTTTAAAGATTCTTTTTGTCCTGTTTTTAAACTTTTTACATTTGTTTCTACTCTACCAACTTTTAATATTTCTTTTGCCATATCTCCAAGAGATAGCAATTTATTCTTTTTTGTTGCTAATAGCATGTTAACAGTATTATTTTCATCAGTTAAGTATAAGTATGCTTTATTACTACCCTTTTCTTTTGTATACACCAATTCTAAAGTAGGCAATAGCGTTCTTAACCAGTTTTTAGCATCAATAGCAGAAATATAATTCAGGTCATCTGAATGTAGTTCATCCTCACCTTCACACATGCTGTATATAGCTGATTCAAATTTTGTTGCTTGTACTATTTTAAAATCATTTTCTTTAAGGTAGTTTACTACTGATAAAACAATATTTTTTAATCGTTTCTTTTTATAAGCCATCTCATTTTCCACAATATCTCCCTTTTGCAATATTTTATATTCTATGATATAATTATCAAGATCAATTGGTACAGTTTCATAATGATTAGTTACTTTATGTAGATTTTCATTATCTTTTATTACTGTCGCAGTTACTGTACCTTGATAATCTTTCCTCAGTTGTATTACCTCACCAAATTCTGATACAATTGTTGAGGCTCCTCTTACACCTGTAGGATCTTTTTGATTTTTACCACTATGTGCTATTATTGTTGTATTTATCTTTTCATGTTTCATGAAAGCAGATTGTAGTTCATTTATCACATTTGTTACTATTGCGTTTTCATTTTCAAATTCTCCTATCAATTTAGATAAATTGTCAATTAAGATAAATACTTCGTCGTACTTATTTACTTTACTTTTAACCACATTTTTACCTATATGTATAACATATTCTAAAAATGATGTCGCTTTAGTTTTTTTACTATTTAAATCAGTATAGAAATTAAAGTAGTAACCTTTTAACTTATCTTCCATAAATTGTTTAAACTTTTGTTTTTGCTTTAAAGATTTATCATCTGCGTCTATAAATATAAACAGGCTACTTTTGCTTTGTTCCGTTAGTTTCCTATTTTTATCTCTAAACTCAGACAAGCAAAAAGTTGTCTTTCCTACTCCTGCTAATGCAGTGACTATCGTTCGTTGTTGTAAAATTATTGATGTTTTTATAGCATTTTTAGTACTCAAAATGACTCCTTATTTTCTTATAATTTTCCTAATTATACTCATTATTTTCTTATATTTTCCTAAAGGTTAAAAAAGTTAAAAGGGTATCACATAAAAAATTTCAAAATTGTAGGAAAATTAAGAAAATAGGAAATAACGGAAATATATATTTATGTAGGAAATACATATGTAATTTTCCTATTCTTCTTAAGTTGCCTATATAATTGACTTTGAGTTTGTGATACCCCCCTTATTTTAAACATAGTATTAACATGTAGACTATATATAGTTTATATACTTTTAATGTACTTAAGTTTCATTTAAGGGGTATCACACAACTCAAAAATTTTTTTATAGGGATAATAGGGATAATAGGGACGATAAGGATGATAGGATTATCCCTATATTTCTATTATCCCGGTCATCCCTATTGTCCCTATCATCCTGTCACTTTTTGGTTGGCTGCGTGTGTGCCCCCTTAAAGAAATCTTAAATTGAAAATGGTGAAATTTAACATTATTTTCTTAATTATTTATATATCCTGTATTATTCTTTTTATTCAAGCGTTCATATTCCAGTCTAAAGTTAGCCAAACAAAAACTAGTTTTACCTTTACCTGCCAAGGCAGATACTAACGTTCTCTGGTGTCTAATAATAGGTGAATATGAACCAGAATCTAAACTAAATTTATCATTTATTCTATTTCCTTTTTATATTTCGGTTTTATTCTATTGCCGTCCTACTCTACATCCTATATTAACCTTAATTTAAACTTTTTTTGGGCACTTATATTTTTTTGATATAAAAAGTCCGAATATTCCGAATATAAAGAATAACATTATCTATAAACTATAACTAATATATAAGTAATTATTATATTATAAAAGTTATATTCCTTATATTCGGAGTATTTAGTGGCTGGATCTATAAAGGCTTTTTTTGCTATCAACTTTATTGAGTGTTATTGACTCAACTTTAATAGGCTGCGGCTTAAATAGCAAGCTTTGGAGGTTTTAATCCTCCTCTAGCCTGCTAAAGAATTTAATAGCATCTTTGCGTGAGATAGCATCTTTTTGTATAAATTCAAATACATCATATATTGTTTCTTTACGCACAGCTTTCATCCAGTAATAAACAATGCCATCTTTAAAGTCTAAAGTAGTAGCAAGTGTATATAAATTTGCTTTTATGACTTTGCGTAAGAATGACATGTGGTTCTTGCTATTCCAATTAATAAGAGGCAATAAGTTATTTAATGCTTTATTTATTGTTACATTTGGCAATTTTAGCTTAGTATTTGCTATTAGGTAAAATGGCCTACCACTAAAGTATTTTACTGCTTTGCTATATAGCTCAGCACTGCTGTTAAATGTATAAACATCTAATCGTCTTTGCTGTACATCTTGGAAGATAGCAATAGCTTTATGCTCAGTTTTGTCATATATACATGTTATTGAATTAACAACTTTACTTGTTGTTCCATTATAAACCTGTACTAAATCCTCAGGATCTACTGTTGATAAAGTATTTAGTTTATATGATGTTATTAAGCCACATTTGCATTTAGCCCATTTGATTTGATAGCCTGGGTACTCTACTGTTTTATATTGCATTTGATGTAGAGGTACCATTTCTTTACAAGGAGTGCCTTTATGCACTTTAAAGTTAGATACATAAGGATTATTTGCTAATGCTTTAGGTAGCTCCCCAGAACAATACTGCATTGGTGCATCTGCTATACAACCTGCTAAACACATATACTTCTGCAGCTCGTCCTTTTTATGCTGTCGTTCACACTCCTCTTTACAACTGCCTTTTTTGCTGTATTGTTTAAAGTCTGTGAATGGATTAACAATTTGTAGCTGACCTGTCATGTCATATACTACTGATTGCTTGTTAGTGTTGTTAGGATCTACTGTTGAAGCACGCCATAGTATTTGCAATGCCAATGAGTGTATTTTTGTGAATATAGCAAAAATTAGTCTATCTGACTGTGGACTATTAAAACCAAGAGATAATGCTCTCACGTTGATTAAAATGCCTTTAGAAGCATGATATCTATCTATTGCTTCTTGTTGTTCCTTATATGACATTTTGCTATGTACTATGTTAACATTATGTTTATCTGCTAATAGCTTATAAAGTTGTTCAGCAGTTTCTATATAATTAACATATATTAGCGTGTTATGCTCAGTGTCTAAATGCTCTGCTTCTATAAGTTGCTGTATGCTGTCTAATAAGCCCTCCTTATCAATCAATTGTCTTACAACATCTTCATTATAGTCTTGCCTTTTTGTTTTTAGCAGCTCAGCATTTTCCCCTATAATATTGCTGTTGCTATAAAATATTGTTGGTGCTAACCAACCATTTTCTAGCATTTCCTTTACTGTTACAGTCTGTATAAAATTATCTATGTCATCTAACATTAACTTATTGTTGTTTTTAAGCGGTGTACCAGTAAATAATATGTTAGTTATGCCTTCACGTCTTGTTATCTCTTTTGTTGCTTTAGATTGTCGTGAGTGTACTTCATCTTGTATTATCATATCAAATTCATCTAAATCTATGTTACGATTGTTAAATGTTTGAAATGTTGCTAATACTACTTGTTTTGTGTGGTCGTAGTCTTTGCCAGATAATACAAAAGTGCTTGTACTGGGGAAGTATTCTTCTAATTGTTCTACAATTTTTCTAAAGCCAACAACAATTAATACTTTTTTTGGTTTATACTCATCTATAATGAGTTTCATTACGTAGCTTTTCCCAGCTACCGCATCGGTAAGACAATTAAGTTAGTTTTGCCTAACTCAATTTGTCCTACCGCCTCCAACTGATAAGGTCTAGCAGTTATATTTTGCATTTGTTAATCTCCTAATAATTGATTTATTTGTTGTTTAATAGCATTTATTGACAAATTTGACGGAAAAAACAATTTATTTTCCTCATTTATGCTATTTAGTACTCTTGTTTTGTTCTGTTGTTTATACTCTGTTGTTAAATTACTTGCTATTGCTTGTAGTACTTCATCAACAGATCTAACAATATAGTAGTTATGTCCTAATTGTTTAAGCTCTTGTTCTACTTGTTTTTGGTCTTCAGATTGTACACCTCCCTCAGGTCGTTTAAACTCTAAATTAACAACTTTGCCTTCTGGTAAGTAAAGTAGTACATCAGGCATACCTCTTCTAAAACCTTGTTGTTTAAGCTGTCTAAATAACTTGCTTTTGTCTGCAGGTTTTAAGCCATTTAAATTAATACCAGATAATGATAAATTAATAACAATCTCTGGGTATATATGCTTTATTGCTTGAATTGCTGTTTGTTGTAAGATTTCTTCAGTCATTATTATTTCCTTAATATAAGTAATATTATACTTAATGTATAAGTTGTGATATTCTTATCATTTTAATCCAATTTATTAGCTGCTGATTCGCATATATTGTACCATTTTTGTATATCCTCTAAAGGTATATTATATTTTATAATAGGTCTAATACCTTTATGTTTTTTACCCCTTATATTTATAGGAAATGGTATACTTTCTTTATGATCTTTATAAATTAAGTCACAAAATATGTAGTTATTTGATTTTTTAACCTCATCAAGATAATACATTAAGGTTTTAATTTTTTTAGTACTATTTTTAATAAGTAGCTCTTGAACTTGTATTTCATAAAGTAAATTAAAAGCTAATTCATTATAACTATGAATAGTTGTATGTTCTTTACCTATACCATAAACTAACGCATGAGTTTCTTTTATATAATATGGTACCATACTTTGCCTATGAACCGAAGGTTTATCTATTTTTTTGTTAATTACTTTTTCAAAATGCTCCTTATTATTTTTATTCATTTCATATACTAAGTGTATTTTTCTGTAAATGCCTATTAAAATGATTAATAGTACAATAATGCATATGTAACTCATATGAACTCCTATATTGATTTTTAATTTAAGGTATTTATTTAGCTCTTGTAGGTAGTTCTCCTATAAATGGTTCATAAAATTCCCAATGTTCCTCATATACTACTTCAGTATTACCTTTTAGTGGTAAATGTGTGATTACTTTATTTGAATCTAATTCAAATCTATTGAATTTTCTCAGTTCTACAAAACGATCTAATTTATTCCATACCCAAACCCATTCATTTTCTTTAGGCTTCCAACGTGTTAATGTAAATGTTTGTACTTCACCTACATCTTTTAAGTATGTGTACCCATCTTCTGAATCTTTTTTTACTTTTCTTAATAATCCATCATACAATACAAAATCATCTTTTTTAAATTTTGACACTTCTGGTTTAATTCTATAAAAATCTACTTTTACCGTAGTTTCTATTTTATCTACATCTTTCCATCCATTAAAATACCCATCACTGTCTATGTCTTTACATTGTATTACCTTACCTTCTGCTAATGCCTTTCTGAGTTTAAAGTACGAATAAAATGTTTACGTGCTATATAATAGTCTGTACACCATTCATCTGCACTATACTCGTCTTCTTCAAAGGCTAATGTATCAAATACTGCTAATGTTGCATAATCAGCATTTGAGCCTGTTTTATGTTTTTTATTTTTAAACTCAATTTACATTATTTATCCTTTACTTTTATTATTTTATATCTATACATTACACCCTCTTTTTTATCGTTTTCAACTTCATTTTTTACTATTCTTATAGCATCAAATTTATTTTTAAATTGTACATATTCAATTTCTTGATTTTTCATATCCTTTTTTGAACACCATTCATAATAAAAGGTATTATCTTTACTGTTAGCGTATTTAGTTTCTACCATTAGGTATAGAACTGTTTTACCATAATTAGCAGTTTTACAGGCTATAATATAGCTCATGTTGTATCCTTTTAGTTATATAAAGTATTAAATTTATTATAATTTAACCGTATATGCTATGGTTGCATAATCTTTTACCAATCTTAATTTTGGGTGAAGTTTATCGCTACTGCTAATGCTATTTTTAATAACTGCAATGTTATTACATTGTTTATTCGCAGATTCAATATATCTATTTAATGCGTTTACTTTATTTTGTACTTTGTTCTCTCTGGTCACTATAAATTCTTTAAACTCTTTACTTGTTTCCATATATTGTTTAAGTAATGACTGTAGGTGTTCCATTGTTACTTTTATTTTTTCCACCGATTGGTCAAAATTAAATAAAGCTATATAAAGATAAAATTGTATTACCATCTCATCAATCTTGTTAGTCTTTTTTATTGATTCAGGTAATCCTACTAAGTAGTAATTACTTTTCATTTTATCATCCTCATAGAGTACATCTAATACATTACCTGCTAACATAAATATAACTTTAGTGCTAAGGTATAATAACTTGCTATTTTCTGTTATATTTTTGTCTTTCGCATCTTCAGAAGATATTACAGTTATTGGCATTGCTGTGTTTAAATCTTTTTCCATATAAGCTTTTTTAAATATACCTTTTATTATCAAGGTATATAAAAACTTTTTTGTTTTTGGAGTTTTATCAAATATAAAATTCAGTAACTCTACTAATTGCTTATTATTACCTTTATTTAATTTATAGATCTTATTTAAACTATTTGTATGTGCTTTTTCTGCTACCATTTCTTTTGATACTTTTGTATAGTCATTAATTGCTTCAGCAGCAGTTATTCTTTTACCTACTTTATACTTTGATTTGATTAAATTTATTTCAAACTCATTCATTGTTTATTCCTTTAATCTATGTTATAAAATTATTTACTTTTTAAATAATTGATAACATCTAATTCGCTAACTAATTCATATTTTAGATTTGGTCTAAATTCTATTATTTTATTTAAATTTGTACGTACTTCAAATAGACTTCCTTTAATTAAATTTGCTCTATGATAAAACAAGTCAGCTGGTTGTTCTGGTCTAAATACATTATAATATTTAATTGCAATACTATAATGTCCTACATTTAGTTCTTTTAGTGTGTTTATCCTAATAGGTTTAATATTATCACGTGTTAACACATATAAATATAAACCATCTCTTTTTGTTTTGTGTTTTAAGTAATATTCCATCTCATTTTACCTTTATAATCCTATATTTTAGAACATGTGTAACCAAGTCTTTTTTATCCATCTCAATTTCTTCTTTTACGACTTTAATGGCTTCAAATTTATTTTTAAATAAGATAATACAATTATCCTTATCTACTTCATTTTTAGGTAACCAATCTTCAACTTTAATGTCATTAGTTTTACACAGGTATAGTACATTTCCTTTTATATAATTACTAAATGTATTTGTCTTAACTAAACAAGCTATAATGTACATCACATTAATCCTTCATACTCACCAAATAGTTTTTTAGCTGAGCCTATACTTGTTTTTTCTTTACAAATTTGACATACCCCAATATGCATTGTATAAATACCATTGTATGGTTTATTGACTCTATGTTGTTTTGCACAAGCTGGACAGCAAAATTTAATTTCTCCTGCTTTTACTTTATCTAAAATTGTCATTTTATTCTCCTGTTAAGGTTTTTGATAATTCCTCTAATGACATAATAGTTATATCTGTATGAAATTTAACTTTATCTGCTTGTTGTTTTGCCTCAAATAGATTGTCAGCAATTAATGTTTTAGCACAAAATGTAAAAGAATTATTATCAATTCTATTAAAGGTTTCTAAATCTTCGCATAACAAGTAGATTATTTTTTTATTTGGGCTTTGTCTTGCTAATATATACTGCATTACTGTGTCCTATAAATATAATATGTTGTTCCATTAATAGCTACTTCATATTCATTTCCATCATAAGTTGCTATTACTGCTCCTCTATCTAAATCTATTCTCATATCATCAATTAACTTCTCTTTATCAAAGTATGCTTTAATATTATTACTTAAATCATAAATTTGTTCATCTGCCATACCTTCAAGATATGTCATATATGTTTCTTCAGCTTCTTCTTCAGTTAAAACTAAATATTTTTTCTTATTTTCAACTTCATCTTCTGCTTCTTCAAACATAATGCATGTGTCATATTCCATTAGAGCTAATATCTTTTCATCAATATTGTTTATAACTACTTGTTCATAAAATAGTCCTAAAATTAATGTTAATGATGTTATTTGCTCAAAATCTGACGCTGTATCTTTTAGAGATTCAAAAAATTCATCTTTTAAATCACAGTTTTCTATTAAATCTAATATTTGTGCATTAGTCATTTTTATTCTTTCCTTTAATTAATTTATTACAATGTCGTACAAAACACAACATTTTTTTATCTACATTTGCTGTTGATAATATAGTTTTATCATTGATTGTTGTAGCTTTAAATAAATGTCTATTTAACCACATTGTTATTTCAAATGGCGACCATTTTGTTTTAGATGCTACATATGTTGCAATATCTTTTTCTGTATAATCCATATCTATCAATTTATAGTATAGTAACTCAGCATCTTCTTGTAATTTGCTTAGTTTAGTTCTCCTATCGATAAAGTAATTTTCATCTATTAGTTTGCTACGTTTATATTCTTTAGTTAAGTAGTCTGGCCATAAATTTAATTTAATGCTTCTACCGTAGGCTTGATAGATGTGATTTTTTGTGATTTTATACTTTTCACAAAATTCACTAACTGTTAACCAACTTTCTGCTTTCACAATATTTTCCTTTCGAATAACAATTTAAATAGTTCATTTTTCTCCTTTTGTAAAATATCAAATTGATCAGCTATTCTCACAAATTTTTTATAATCATATAGTACTTCTTGTTTATGTTTTCTAACTGTTTTTGCTCTATAAGCGATATTGCACGCAAATTGTTTTAATGCATAATCTATTGTAGGTTTAATAGCATACTCTGAAGGAGTATAAGATAGATATTCTATCTTATGTTTAGTTAGCAAAATTTTTAGAGTATTTGCATGTTTTGCACTTGTTTTTGAATAATTTGCAGTACTGTTGTTAATTAAAATAAGATTATTAACAACATTATTATAACTTGCTAATTCTTCATCATAACTATATAACGCCCCCAATAAATAATGTAAATTCTTAGAACTTAAGTCATTTATATCTTTATTTATAAATGCTTCTATAACTTCTTTATTTGTTGCCACTTATGTACCCTTCATAAAAATTTGTTAATAACCTATCAATAAATTTGTAGCTTTTTAACTCATATTCTGGTGATATCTTAAAACTCCTATGTGTTGCTACTTTAACAATAGCATTTTCTTTAAGTCCTAACTTTTGCAGTTCTTGTTTCATTTCAGAAGCAAGTGTCATTAATAAAATTGCAGGTTCCATTGTTAGATCTTTAAATTCGTCTTTTGTTTTTTGCCACGCCTTATCTGCAATTTCACCTATACTTCTATACTCGTCTATGTGTTTTTTTGCCCAATTAAACTCAATTTTGTTTATCTTTTTATACAGCTTATCTTCAGCTTTTGTTCTTTTTTTGTTAACTAATAAAATGGTTCTATAAAAAAGTAAAATAGCGATAGCAGTAGGTTTATGAGTGTAGTAGGGCTTTTGTTGTTTTTTAAACATTGTAAAGCCTTTTAAGATAACAAAATAGTTAAAATTTATTTTTTACTAACTTTAGTTTTAGTATTCATTTTTACTATTCTATATTTATAATTTAAATTATTTGCTATATCAAAACTCTTTTCAGCTTTTAGTAGCTTTAAAACATCAAAGTAATTATCAAATACAGCAGGTTTGAAAGGTTCATTTCTTGTAAACCACCTATATTCACCTTCTTTTTTTGCCGTGGGAATAGATATAAAATAGTCCTCCATTTTTTTCTTTACAAACTAATATATATCTCATTATAAATCCTTAACATATCATACAGCTAATAAAGCTGTATGATTGGTTAAATTAGATGTATATCTATAGCATTGTTACCAGATAGTTTATATGCTACTGGATTTGATATTGGTGAGATAAAGTAGACTGATGGGATTAATGTCATAGTTTTGCTAAATTTAACCCAACTGCTTTCGATGTCACTGTAATTATCTGAAAAACTAAAAACTATAGTTTTATCTAATTCATTTTTCGGCATATCATCTAAGTATTGAAAACAAGCATAATGTGAGGTACCTCCGCTTTGATAACGAGTTCCAAGTGCTTTTTTGAATTGAGGGTCAGATGTAATTTTTGATGTATCTTTTAATGAGAAAGTTTTAACTATTTCTGTATCAAAAATTAGTACATCAAGTTTTGCAATTTTTTTATCTAATTCCTCAATAAGTGAGAGTAATTTACCAAGTGCTTGATCACCCACTGATCCTGATTGGTCAATCATTAAAACTATATTTAGTTTATGATTATAAAATTTTTTAGATGGTGCTTTAAATTTTTTACGGTAAATTGAGTTTAAACTTGACCAAGTAGAGTCAAACTCATTAGTCATCTCAAATACTTGTTTCTTAAGCATTTTTTTGAACTTTTTAAGTTGACCCTGTTTAATAGGTTCTTTTTGAATTAATTCTTCAAATACAGCAGCAGTAGCAGTTCCTCTTGATGCATCAACTAAAGCTTTATTTAGATTTTCTCCTAAATCTGTAATGATTTCATTGTACTCATCATTAATTGGAAAATCTGCAAATTGCATATAATCATCTTCTTTACCAAAAATTGTGAATAGTCCATCTTCTACAAATTCCATTTCATAATTTTTAGTAGCGATGTTTAATGCTTCAATCTCGTCACCTTCGAAGTTAGGCACATAACGTTGGTATTGTAAGATTTTGTTAATTCTTGCTTCATTTGAGGATACTTCATACATTTTATAAATAATGCTATTTACAACAATATCTGATGCAGCCATTGCATAAGCATAATATAGTTGTCTATCTATATTTGTATTTACTAAATGTCTTTTTAACATATCAAAAAATGCTCTTGTATTATGGTTACGTGTTAAACGTAACATTTCTCTAACATATAAGTACCCAAGATAATATTGATGTTTTTCTAATCCTTTTAAGATTTTTGTTAAATCTGTTTCTTTATGGTAAAAGATAGATACAAACATCTCAGCAGAATTACCTGGCTTAGTATAAGCTACAACATTTGTAGCTAAACCTGATAGTTTAGACTTCTTTTTAGCTACCTCTGGTAATTTTCTTAAATCAACATTGATTGGGTAATTTGCAAATAAAGTTGCTATTGCACTACTTGTTTTATTGCCTGTAAGTATTTCATTTACTTGTACTGCAACTGCTTCTACAATGAGACGTTTTGCTTTGTGTAAAAATTCTTTTTTATCCATTTTTTATTCCTTTAAACGATATATTTAGCACCAATATTTAATAGTGTTTCTTTGTTTTGTATCTCAAAAGATTGCATTTTTTTCCATTCTTTATCAGTTACACCATCGTATTCTTTTCTATCTAATTCTTTACAAAGTAGTATATCAATTACAAACTTAACTCCTTTACTGATTTTACCAGTTTCTTCCATTTGTAAATATTTTCGATATAACTCGCCAATAGTAAATCCAACAAAACTTTTGTCATCTACATTTTTATCAAGTAATTTTAAAACATATTCACCGTGTTTAATTGTGTCTACAAAATTAACAATGTATGAAAAGATAATTGAGTCAAGGGGGTCACGTTTAGACATATCTACAATGTCTTTATCATTAATCACTTTCTCAAAATTAATAGCATTAATATATGCTACATGTTTAGCAAATGCATTAGCTGCTGTTGAAGATACTTGTGAACCAGCAATTTCTCTTGCATGTTTTGTTACAAAATCTTTATCCATAAATGCTAAAGAGGCACTGATAGATGACCATACTCTTGGACTTGCAGCACCTTCAATTTCAGTAGTTTCTTCTTCTACTGCATATTGTGGTTTATCACGTAAGAATGAAGCTACACGATAGTCTAAATTCTTTCTACCCCAGTTTTCAAACCACCAATCAAAATCGAATTTTACAGGGTGAATCATCATTCTATTTCTTACAGCAGCATTAATACCTTGAAAACCAGCAGAATCTGAGTCATTTAGTGTACCTAAAATTACAACATTGTCATACAATTTATAGTTACCTAAAGCTCGTTGCAATAGTAACTTAAAGAAATAGGCTTGGAGATGTGGTGCTACCATATGAAAATCATCAAGTAGTAAAATAGTATCTTGTTTTTCTGCCATAGTATTAGCAGCTGCTATAATCTCTGGAATTGTCCATTTTGTTAGTTGTACATTTGTACCACTTTGCACTATTTCACTTTTAGCTAAATGATTAGCATCTATTTCATCAGGCAGTCCATTTAATAGCTCAATGGTTAATGCTGGGGCACTAATATCTAATAAGCCCATATTTAATTCTTTAGCAATTGCTGCTAATGTACTACTTTTACCAACACCAACACTACCACTTATAAATAATGGTGCTACTGTTTTATCCTCTAATTGACCTCTAATATTTGTTTTAATTAATTCAATATCTGTTGTGTTCATTTTATAATTCCCTTTTTTATATTTTTTGGTAATAGATGTTTTATTTCTTTAAATAGTTTAATATCATATACCCACTCATCAATAAGCATATACTTACTATCTAATTTTTTACAGTGCTCCATAGCTTTTTTAGCTATAAATAAATTAGCAAATACAATTATTGAACTATTTGAAAGAACATTTGATAGTAGATAATCCCAACTTAAATTGTCTTCACTAAAATCAATCAGTACTAAAATATTATTATTAGCAAACATTTTAGTTGTAATAACATACAAAGCACACTCCTTAAATTAAATTTTTTAGAAGCTGCTTGCTGTATCTATAAAAACATAATTTTAGTTTAGATTGTTTTATTTTTAAAATACTTTCTGGTATTTGTTTTGTAATGTTATAAGTCATAAACACTGACCAACTATCCTCTGTACTACCTGCTTTTTGTACTAAGTACCTACTAATTGCTACATCTGATACTCCGTTCTCTTTTAATTTGTAGTACGTAGATGCTATAGTATCATTTACTCTTTGTTGTTTTTGCTTTTTTTCTAAAAACCAACTATCATTTACATACCACTTGTTGCTCTTTTTTTGCAGTGCTTTATTGCTTAAATGAGTATTTCTCATTCTAAATATTAAACTATAAAGAGTACCCATTGGTATAGAATATTTTTCACCAAATTGTTGTAAAGTTAGCATTTTAGATCTCCAAATAATCTGCTCTATTAGCAAGTTCTTTTAGATAATCATATTCTTCACTATCTTTATCTACTTTTTCTAATAAATCTTCTATAATAAATAAATACCCTCTACCATCCTGTGTTATCATATAATAATCCATATTATGTAAAATTTCTAATATATTAGGTGGTAAACGTGGTACATAAATAACTTTATATTCAAATGTTCTCATTTCTTATATCCTCTGTAATTTGTGTTAGATTGCTTATGTAGCTATATAAATCTTCTGCAATAGGCTCTTTTCTACTTTTAAGTTCTTTAACAATTTTTATGTATAGTTCAGATTTACTGTATAATAGCATTAATGCTTTTAATAACACACTTGTTGGTGTTTTATCAAAATCTTTTTGTGTTACTGATAAGTCATATCTTTCAGATTTTGTATCTCTATAAAAATTTTCAAATGGTGTATCAAACCGTTCATCACCAACAGTAATAAATACATCAAATATGTTTGCATCTGAATCTTTAAGAGTGTTAAGGTAAATGAATTTATAAGTACTCATATTTAGTTTTACTTTTTTAAGTAAAACATCACTCCACTTTTTTGAAAACTTTAATGAGGCCCCCCAAAATATATTAAATTTATACTCTTTACTTGAACCAAACATATACTCTAAGTCAGTAGAAGTTAACGATTTATCTTTAACACTTGTCTCTACTAATTTTAATGTAAAATCATTAAGGTTATCTTGTCCAATAAAAAGTCGTTCTTTTAATATTACACGCTTTTTAATATCTGCAGCTTCAAACAAATCATCTACTACATCTCTTCTTAATAGATCTAATGACTTCTTTGTAATTGATTCATCAATACCAGTTACTAAATTAGCAAATTTTGATTGATACCCTTTAAAATGTTGTGCATAATTTCTTTCAATACTTTGAGTTATTTTATAAGCGTCATCATAAGTATAATAAGAGTGTGTATCAATCTCAAATATTTCTTCAAGCATACTATTTTTAATATGGTATAGAATAAAAGTAAGTGCTTTATCCTGCAACTCTTTAGAGTCTATTAACTGTTGTTTAACTTCAGAAACAAATCTCTCATCAGTCTTAAGTTTTTCTATTACACTTAAAATATCTTGTATATCTATTTTTTGCATTGTCTTCCTTTAATTAAAGTTTAATTGTTGTTCTCTATTTTGTTCAGCAAAATAAGATTGTAAAGCAAATATTGCTGCATCTGTTTTAAAAGGTTTAGCTTTATGAAAAATATAAACTTTTTTATGTCTTTTAAAAAGCTCTAACTGGAAACGTGTGTTAAAAATAAACATTTTATGCATCCTTTGGATTTATTATGTTTTCTACTATGCTGTCTATAGTATTTAGTAGTACTTCATTATTTTGAAGATTGCTATCTTTCATTTGCTTAAAACCATTTGCTTGTAACACTTTATTCCATATAGCAGTACGAATATCTTTATCACTCATAAACACACTCATAAAATTCATTTTTATCTGTTTAATACTTTTTGCCATAATTTCAACATCTTTTTTATGTGTGAATATTAAAATGTCAGCAGTAGTATTTATGTCAGTAACAGAACTAAATGTGTTAATTAGTCTAAATGGTATTTTATGTAATAAATACATATCCCCATATTTAGGGTAGCTATTAAAATAAGCTTTTAATGTTTCTTTTTTAGCAGCATTTTCTTTTATAGTAAATAAGTCTAATCCTAATTTTGATGCTTCCTCCATACTAAAAAAGAAATCAAAATCTGCTTTACTGTTATCTAAATGACTATTAGTAATGAATGCTCTTGAACCAAATAATCTATTTTCAATAAAGTACCATTGTGAAGCAGTAAAATTAGCTCTGTTTATTTCCATTGTTAATTTTTTACTAAATAATGTCTTTTTTACCATGTTTGCCATTCCTTTTTGTATTTACCATTATTGTGATACTTAATAACTTTGTCCCTAAATGCCTCTGAGTATTCTGCCTCAAAATCTGACTTACAAGTGTGCACATTTTTACTCGGGCAGTCCCAATTGGAGTAATCATGATAGATAATAACATCTTCTAAATAGTCATTAGTTAATGATGCTATTTCTTGTTCTAATGTAATAGAAGCTTTTGTATCACCAGTAATAACTATTGATCTTTCATTATCTAAATCTGAAATAACAAGTCCATTAGACTGTGTTTCACCATGAAATGTTTCTTTAAGTGGAAATAGATAGATATTATTAATAATATTTGCACCTCTATCGATTAATTCTACAATTGAACTTGTTATAGATACTTTAGGGTTTGTTCTACCTCCACTATAAAGTTTTCTATTTGTTATTTTAAGTTTTAAATACTGTATAACTTCCATATTAGCAGCATAATATGTCATAGTCACATTATTTTTAAAATAATTCCAAAACATCAACGTTTCTAAGTTACCTACATGATCATCGTGTATATGACTTATAAACACATGTTTTATTTGTTTAATATGAAAATCCGTAGTTGTCTTTTCTAACTGAATTAATCTTTGCATTATATTAAAACCACAATCAAATAGTAAATATTCATTTTTACTAACTTCAATTAAAAAACTACTATTTGTTGATAGTGGATCTAATCCACCACCATTACCTAACTGTATAAACTTCATTTGTTATCCTTTACATTTAATTATTTTATATCGATATGGTAGGTCTATTTGTTTTTCACCTTCTACAAATTTTATTGCTTCAAATAGATTATCAAATACACATAAGCTAAGTCCTATGTTTTTTATTTTATTCTTAACTACCCATTGATGACCAATAGTCAAATAGTAAACTCTAACTTTAGTAGTCTCAATAGCTTTAGCAGCTGCTATTATATAACTCATTTTTTACCTTTCATTAAAAAAACAATTGTTACTGGCCAAAGCAATAAGACAATTTGCCAAATAAGCAATATTTGTATTAACCGTCCTATAGATTTGTTGCGAATTAAAACAACAAGTTTAGGAGCAGTTAATACATAACCCACAAAATAACCAGCTAAGTACGCTTGTTCGACGAACATGCAATAATCTGTGGATTGTAGCCTTTTGCTTTAAAGGCTTCAAACATGGAAAATGCAATGTACTCATCAGAGTACATCACAGTTTGCTGTCTACGCTTTGGGTGCTGATAAATTATCTTTACCATTTGTCTCTCCTTCAATTAAACTAAGTTTTGCTTTTGCTTTAGCAAGTCTTTTTTGAATTCTTGCTTGTTCTTGCATTTTAAAAACTTGCTCCTCTAACAGGTCAAGTTCTGACTTTTCAGTTGCTTTAGCAAACAATTTTTTAACATTTTCAAAACTAACATTATGTACAACAAAATAGGTAGTACCTGTTGTCTTTTTAGTTAATTCTGAACCTGATGCCATTAGATAAGCACCAGATGTTGAAAAATCATCACGAGGTGTAAGCCCAAGTTCCTCACATTTTTCTTCAATAGCATCTGCTGCTCTATACAGTTGTTTAATTAATGGGGCATTTCTTAATGACATTTAATCTCCTTTATTTTAATACCAATATCTTTTTTTATTGTATATAGATCATCACTTGGTTTAGTCAACTCATAAATAGACCCAACAAAAGTTACATAGCGTAATTGTTTGATGTTGTATTTTTTTATGAGCTTTTTATCTTTAACCCAAATGTGATCAATTTCATAATCCACACCATCTATTTTGATGTGTGTAAATAGCATGGAGTCCTTGGCAGCATTACAGCTGCTACCGTTTTTTATATATTTAGCCGTAAACAACAACTTTTTATCTAATAGATTGTTGTTTTTTAAAAACGTTAGACGGTCTGATTGCTGTATTCTCATTTCCATGATACCCTCCCCCAACCATGCGGCGAGTCGAAATTAGGGTACCCTTGGAATGCTGTCTCTGTGGACAGCAAAAATTCCTCGGTATTGCTGTAATAAGGCTCATCTGCCCAACCCTCAAATGGTACCTCTTGTTGCTGTGATTCAATACAACAATCTTGGCTTACATATTCTTCCGCTTCAATTGCATTTGCTAATTCTTCAAGTTCTTTAATTAATAACATAATACGCTCTCCTGTAATTAAATTTTTATTCTTAACTAAAGTCTATAATTTGACTTTAATTATTGCTGGGCGGTTTTCATGTTTATCCGCCGCAGCTTTTGCTGACTCATAATCAGCATATATTAGTCTTTCGACTAACTTCTCAGTTGAGTCAAAGTACGACTCTTCACCCCATTCTAAAATGTAAACATACATTTTTTCTCCTTTAATTAAATTTTTATTCCTGCCAACCGCACGCTTGGCAGTAGCTGTTTGTAACCCAATGTCCACACATAGGACAATCGCCTGTGTAAAATTTTGTAATTTGCATATTTACTCCTTTTAGCTTGTATATGCTATTAAAATAATAGCAAGTATTACAGCAAAATCTAATAACATTGCTATGGCCATTTTTTATCCTTTCACCATAGCTTGATATATTGATACTTCAAATTGAAATGGGCTCCCTAAAGGTTTCCATCCCATAGCAATATGCTCTCTAACAAATTCCTCTAAAAGGTCAATTGTGTGACCTTGCAAAATTCTATAGCTCATAATATTATAATCCTACAATTAATATAGCAGTTTAAAGTCTTGCTTAGGACTGAGTATTAGTTGCAGATGAATCCAGGTACACTTACAATGTTGCCTTTAGCATCTCTTGTTGCATTGTTAGTATCTGGTGCCACTAAGTCTTGACGCTCAGGGAATGCAGCAAGGATCATAGCACTAACAATTAAAATTTTGTTAGGTTGTGGTTCAGGTAAGTTGTGGCCAGTGACCACTTGACGGGAGACTGTGAACATATCTATGTCCCCCACGATTTGATTTTCTTTTTCAAGGCGAGCCTCATTACCTGATGGCTCATAAGTGGTTGTACCCCAGCCGTTTTTTAATGTAATTGCATGTGGAGTCCAATTCTCCACTACTAATTCTGTATAATTCATTAAAGTATCCTCAATCATTTTATTCTCCTAAAATTAGATTTTTTGACCTATAGGGTAGGCCTCCTTAGGTCTGTGCCTGAGGGGCTTTTTATATAAGTCTTAATTAAATCTTAATTTATTTATTAAAACTTAATTAAAACTTAATAGAAATAATCAAAATAGTTGTTATGACTGTATAAGTTTTAAACTTTAAAGTTGTATAAAAAATATACAGTCTATTTTTGAGGTTTGTGGGTTTGTTGGTTTTGTTTAGAGGGCTGTTAGAGGTCTGGAAGGAGCTCCAAATGCTCCTCCCTACCGCTATTTTCCACGTATAGCTCCTCATAAATTTTGTCGTAAATCCCCTCTTTCCCAAGAGACGATAACTCTCGTAAATGTGTGAGGTACCACTCTTGTCCACCTATATAATCCAAGTAACTACCGCCTTCAGCTTTAGCTTTTGCTTTAGACTGCTTAATTATCAATTTTTCTAAAGCTTTATCACTCATCTTTGGAGTGATTTTTAATTCCTTTATTTTGCCTATTACTGCCTTAGTGCGTTTAAACACTAAGCCAGCAATCTCTTGCTTGTAATGCATTTCTGCTCCTTTAATTAATAAATTCAATTAACCGAGGCCCCGTACGAGGTAATAGATAGAGTGTCGACACTATAAGTAGATATTGTTTATTTGTTAAAAAATAACAAATAAAAACAAAAGTAATATATGCTCTTTAAAAAACAGGCTACTCAAAGGTAGTTCCTAAGGAGAGCATATAAAACTCAATGCTGCTTTCCGTAGAAAACAGCAGTGAATTTTAAATTAAACTTAGACCAGCCCAAATGTCTATTTTTTCAAGTTTGGGCAGTCGTCCCAAAATTAAAAAATTAGGACACATACTCTTTATGACCTTTTCGTGGTCATGTGGTGTAACCTAAGGGTTACACACCACTGCCCACAACGCAAAATTAAGGTTATGGTCATTTCGTGGTCAAATTTCGTGGTCAAAATTTAACTCAAAAAACCCATGAAATAAGGCTTTGTCACTTTCATGGTCATTTCGTGGTCAAATTTCGTGGTCAAATTTCGTGGTCAAAATGGTTGACCATGAAACCTCTTGTGGTCAAATAAAATGACCACGAAAATGTTAAATATTTAATATTAGTTTAAAATTAAATGTGTATAATACACACATATAAATACTAAGGAGCAAGTGATGAGAAAAAACATATGGTTCTCAAAATATCAACAAGAGATAATGAGAGGGATAAAACAGTTTACAGATAACGTAAAAGAGACTGATTCAGAAATAATCAGAAAATCAATGGAATACTACCTACAGTATTTAAAAGATAACAAAATGGAGAAAGTGAATGATGAAAAATAACACAGAGGTAATAGAATTTGAAAAGTACTTTAACAAGGTACCTGATGAATTAATAACACCAGATTGGCTATATAAAAACCTTATTGAGAAAAATTCATTAAACGTTATGTTTGGTGCAACAGGATCTATGAAAAGTTTTGTTATTTTAGATATGCTATTGCATATAACAAATAATAAAGATTGGCAAAACTTTAAATTAAAAGAGCAAGATGTTGTTGCTCTATATGTTGCTGGGGAAGGACAGACTGGTCTAAACCTTAGAATAAAAGCAGCATGTAATAAACATGAATTAAATCATGACAATTTGTTAATAAGCAAAACACCTGTTGATTTAATGAATGAGGGACATATTAACAAATTAATAGCAGCAATTAAGAGTATAGATAAACATGTTTTTATCATATTTGATACACTAAACAGAAACTTTAGTGGTGATGAAAATAGCAGCAAAGATATGGCTGTTGTATGGCAGAATGTAACAAGATTAACAAAAGTTAATGCTACTGTTATGATAATTCACCATACAGGACATGGTGTTTCAAATAGAGCAAGAGGTAGTTCATCTATAAGAGCAGCAATGGATGGTGAGTTTGGTGTAGAACTCAATAAGGAAACAAAAGTTATAACTGTTTCAAATACCAAAGCTAAAAACACTGAAGAAGCAGATGCTATTACTTTAACATATGAAAAAGTTATATTAGGAAAAGATGAAGACGATGATGACATTACCTCATTAGCATTGTTACCTTATATTGATGAGGACAGCAATGATACAGAAGAAGTATTAATAAATACTGCTGAACTCATCAAAGATAAATTACCTATGAGTCATAAAGACATTAACAAATTGATTGCTGATGTTTTTAATAAGGCAGAGGAGACAGTTAGAAAAAGCATAAAACCAAAGGTCTATGCTTATCTAAAAGATAAATATAACATCCAGTCCGCTAAATCTGGCTGGGTGTTATGATACCATGTTATCTCTGAGAAAGAGGTTAAACCTCTTCCTCTATGCTTGCATAAAGTTATCTCCTATAATTAATTTAGTCTCTTGTTTATCAGGTCGTAGACTTGCGACCTCTTCTGCTGTTAATTTGTCACGGCTCATAGATTTTAATGCCATTAACATTGCTTCCTGCTCCCAAGCATCCAGTAAATCTTGTTTTCCTACTCGAAGCAATCCTTCCTGAAGCATTCCACATGCCCCATCATTATCGTGTATAAATATTGCTGACCCACCAAGTTCAGCAACATAATCTATTTTAGCTCTAACAGCTACAGCATCATCTGCATGTGTTGCATTTGCTAAAGCTCCACTCATTTTAACTTTAGATTCAACATCTTGTTTATCGCCTCTTCCTTTGATTACTGAGACTGCTGGCACATATTTACCATTGTTTAAGATAAATAGCAATGGCATATGTCTAACAATACTCATAGACTTTAGGTTGTCATAACCCAACTTTTCATTGAACGATCTTCCTTCCTCATCACTTGAGATGTAGAATACCTTAGATTGGTATCCTTCTAAATAAGCAATTGATCTGGCTGGAAAACCATCCCTTGTCATGATGTTTAACTCTGAGTACTCATTGTTATAAAATGAGTTCCCTATCTTGTTATACAGGTGGAATAATTCACCTGTATCTCCATATACTTCTTTAACAATCTTGAGATATACCTCCTCTGTTAGATTTATTTCCTCACTATGTGCTTCTAAGAAGTACTGTTCAGCCTTCTTAACAGCAGATTTAGGTGATACCCCAGCAGTAATTGATTGTGATACTGCTTTCTTGATATCATCCCTTGTTGCTGATAGATTTGTTATTTTATTAAATGCTTTAGTAAGCTCCTTGTGTGGATCCATAACTGATTTGTAGTCAAGTAGATTACATATTCTTAAAGCTTTACGCTCTTTACTAAGTCCAGCAGCAAACCTTATTGCTCCTGAGTTGGTGTAATCTGTGAACAGGTATGTTGCATTTGGTGTGCCACTTAAGTAATCATAATATGCTTGTACTACTCGCTTATGATAAAGCTCCTCTAAATAGCCATTAGCCGATTTTAAAAATTTGCTAATGTTTTTATCAACATCCTTTTCAAACTCTGCTATTGCATTGTTTGGGTTCAACCTTTTAAGAGTTGACATAATTACAAATACAATATATTTGTAATCTAACTCATTTAATACTCTAGGCTTAAAACTCTCCCACATATATTTACCTATCTTTGTTTGTGGGTTTAATAAAGGATTTGGTGATGTATAATAAACCCTTCCCCTGTAATCATATGCTGTCTCTATAAACAAGGGAAAGTTTCCACTTTCTTGTTTATTTTTTAATTCTACCAATGCTTTAATATACCTTTTGTAATTTTGTTTTAATTTGTCTAACCTATCTTTGATTAGCAATCTCCTTTCAAGATTGCTGTATTTTCTTGTTTTAGATAAAAATTTGCCTTCTTTAACAGCTATATATTCTTTGCTGGTCAGCAAATATTTATACAGCTTTTTAATCTCTACATCATTTACAAGACGATGTTGCATCTTGTTAGCATTTGCTAAAGTCTTTTTAGCAGCACTATTAAGTTTACGTGCTGGCATACCTGCTTTACCTGCTACTTTAGTTTTAGGCTTTTGTGGTGAAAATGTTACACCACTAGTAGCATCTTTAAGAGCTACTTCAATACTAGGGTCCCCAATAAACTTTTCAATCTTTTGGTACTGCTTGTTACGACTTCTATACACTTCAACTCTTTTATTTGGACCTACTTTCATATAAGCATTTAGCACTGCTGCTGCAATGCTTAACTTTGCATGTTCCCTCCAGTGAGGGTTGAAATCTCCTAAGCCTCTTGAGTTTAGCCTATAAGACAGTGCAGCAACTGCGTTATGCAGTTCAGTTTCTCTTAGATTTTCTAAGAAAGATAGGATATCTTTCTTATAGCCTCCTTTGAAAAAGATATCATAGGCAGCTACCATTGCTGCCCATTTTTCGTCTTTACCTTCTAAAGTCTTTAGAACTTTTAAATCTTCAAGAGATTTTTTGCTTTCTTTTAATTCAATATACACTTTTCTATAGATTGTTTCAGTTTTCATTTTGAACTCCTATAATTAATTTTTTTTTGTTCAACGTACCTTTGTTTAAGCAGTTGGTCTGCTCTTGTTAACTAACAACTAACCCACCATTAAGTACTCCATTGAGTACTTAAGGATGAGTGAACAGTTTATAGTCTTGTTCAGGACTAAGGCAGATCTTAGAGCTATTCAATCCTAAAATCTACCATGGGAACTTCTAATCCCTTAGCAGCTAATGCTGCTAAGGTTAATATTCCTTCTTTGGCAATCCCCTTCCTTTCATATTCCCTTATTTCAAGTGTTGTCTCTCTATCAATTATTTGTTGTACAAATTCTCTATATAATAGAGAGACTATTAAGTATTTGGATATATCCTCCTGTATCCTACTATACTTTGATTCTACTTTAGTTTGTAGGACTATTTTATCTCTTTTAATCTCTAATAGGGAAATTGATATGTCTGCATACATGTCTTTATTATTAATTCCTGCTTTTGTGATTCTTTCCTCAGGAGCCTCTGACTCCCAACCAAATACTCTACGTTCTCCTTTTACCCATCCTTTACTTATAAGCCAATACTTAAATGTATGGTTATTCAAAACTTCAGACATTTCTGCGTACTCTTTGTATGCTTCTCTATTTGCAAGGCCACCTAATTTTTTGTGTCCGTAAAATTCAATTGTTAAAGTTTTCATAATGTTCTCCTTAAATTAATTTATTATGAGCGTACCTTTTTAAAAGAGTTGGTCTCTTTTCTATTGAACAATTAAACTAACTACCCACCATTAAACATTCCTAAGAATGTTTAAAGATAGGTAAGCAGTTTTACAACATGCTTAGGTTGTTGTTTTTATTTTTGTTTTTCAATCTCCTTTTTTAATTTTGCTAGTTTAAGCTCTCTTCTGAGAGCTTCCTCTTCCTCACGAGCTGTCTTCTCTTCTTCGCTCTCCTCTAACAGAGTAGAGAACCACTCTGCTGAGTTTTTAATATGTGTTGGTGTATTACCAACAAACTCAATTGTTCTATAAGTAGCCTCTGCAGTCAATGCTGCAGTTTTAGAAATTGACGCAGTAGAGTAAACTACCGCATCGTTTAAGTCAGCTAAAGGAGTTAATCCTTTATCTGCACAATTAGACTCTACTGAGTCAACTAAATCTTCAATAAACCATTTTGCTTTTGTGAATACTTTCATTGTATTCTCCTTTAAATAAATTAGCAGTTTTACTACTTGCTTAGGTAAAATTAGGTACTTCAACCACCATAGGGGGGGGGTATCCCCACTTGATTGGCGTTGGATGCACCTAACTACACACCTCACTAAAAAGAAAGAAAAAACACCTATCACCAAACCTAAAAACTGCACACTGCAAACAATTTAACATCACATGCTAAAAAATTTTTATTTTTATTACTACTACTATTATTATTAAGTTATAAAAAGAAATATATAAGTATTTAAAGAAAAGCCCCAGCGGCTCAGCTAAAAGGACGGGTGGGGTGTTAGGCAATTTTGTTATTGTTATGCTATAATCTACCAAAACTTAAAAATAGGCTTAAAAGTTATGTTATATTATATAGACTTTTTTTGTTTGCACTGCAATTCAACAAACAAATGCATACTAAAAGACAACATTATAAAATGTCCTTTATGCAACAATGTTATATATGAAAAAGGAAAAAACAATGGCAGAAAAAAAGAAGAAAAAAGAACCCCAATATGGGACGCCAGCAAGTAGGCGTGAGAAATATGAAAACAGAATTAAAGAACAAGTTGCTTTATATAAGCCACAGATTAGTCAATTAGGTAAAGTAGCATTATCAGATAAACCTGTTGATGTTGAAGAATTACATAAAAGGTTCCCTCGTTATAAGAAGTTAATCAACCCTGAACATTCACGTTTGCTAAATGAGTTTATGAAAGAAAAAGATTTCAATATACAAATGTTTATGGATGAACTTGTTTATTACCAAGATGTTATGGGAGAAACTAAAACAAGTATGAAGAACTATATACTTGCTGTAAGATATGTTAGCTTTCTCCCTGTTTATAAATACAATAAGACACAAACATTTAAACGTGTGTTTCCAAATAATCCTAATGTACGCAAGTGTGAAGCTTGGCTTGCTGAAGATGGTAATAAAAGAGAAGATTGTATAGATTGTAAATTTGTTTCTGCAGAGGCATCAAAATATTCTAATTCACCACTTGTACAAAAATTAATTGCTTTAAGTATGATGCCACTTGACTATATGTTAATGGGTGATCGTATTAAAATGTTAAATGTCCTAACTAAAGAAGCAATGACTGCTAAAACAAGTAGAGATAGAATTGCTGCTGCTGATAAATTCTTAACACATACAAAAACTATTGAAACAAATAAAATTACTATGGAAGATAAAACAGGTAAAGAAATACAAAACAGTTTGCAGTCTATATTAGAAGAGAAACTTGCTGAATCTGTTAAGATGCAAAAACAAATGTTAGCTCAAGGTATGGGTATTGATGAAGTACAGAAGTTAGGGATAGAAATAACAGATGCTGAGGTAATAGAAGATGAGTGAATATGAATATGTGCCTACACCATTTGATGCACACTTAGCTTTAGAAACAATTGATTATTCATTCCCGAATTATACACCAAGTGATGATGCTTTAGAATTTTTTAATTTAATGCGATTAGTAGAAGGTAAAGACTTTGAATACAATACACCTTTATTCCACTACTTTATAATTGATGCTATTTTTGGTCATGTCAAAGCAGAGAACTTCCCATATTCTGATGAAGTTAAAAAAACAATACACCTCAATCAACGCCGTATAGCAATTGTTGCTACACGGGGGGGAGCTAAGAGTTCTGTTGTTACAAAGTTCTTACCTCTATATCTTGCTATTAAAGGTAGAATGCCTAAGAATAAACAAAAGATAAGATTTGTTATTGGTATTGCTGCTTCTGCAGAAGGTGGTGCAAGAGTTATTAGTAAAGCATTAGGTGCTATGATTAATGAGTCTGAGTTTTGTCAAGAGTACTTTGAATCAATTCGTATTACAGAGTCAGAAGTAGAGCTTGTTAGAAAAGGTAAAGGTAGTGCTAAAAATAGAACATTCCTCATGAGAAACATGGGATGGGCTGGAGGAATACGTGGTATCAGGGATTCCTATGGTGAAAGACCTGATATGGCATTACTAGATGACATCATTCCCAACTCTGCTGCTGCTCATTCTGAAACACAGATGGATCAACTAAATACTATCGTACAATCTGATATTTTAAATGCTTTAATTGGTGGTAACAAAGGTTATGTTATATCTGTTGCTACACCATTCACAGAAAATGATGTTGTCTGGAAAACATTAACAAGTGGTGTTTATACTCCTTTGATATTCCCCATTTGTGAAAAGATTGATGAACATATGACACCTGATGAAATTGTTAGTATATGGCCTGCTATGCACCCCCCTCAAGCAATTTATGAGCAATACATTGCTGCTAAAATGAGTGGTAACTTACAATCATTTATGCAAGAACGTATGTTACGTATCACAAGTGAAGAAGATAGATTAATACCAGAACATATGCTATCTTGGTATGACAATAGAAATTTAATACTAAAAAATATACACAATTTTACTGTTATCATTACAACAGACTTTACTGCAGGTAATACTAAAAAAGGTGATTATTCAGGTATTGCTGTTTGGGCTATAAATGTTAATGATGATAAATTTTTAGTAGATTTGTTTTTACAAAAATGTACTATACAAGAACAATATGATGCTTTGTTTAATTTTGTACAAAAGTGGGGTACTGCTGGTACTACATTAGAAGTTGGTGTTGAGATAGATGGGCAACAACAATTAAACATTAATAGACTTGAAGCAATGATGATAGAGCGTAATGTATGGTTTAGATTTGCAAGACAAAAAGGTAAACCTGCTTCACAAACTGGTATTAGAACAAGTGGTATGAAAAATAAGTTAGAAAGATTAAGAGCAACTATACCAGATTTTGAAATGCATAGGATAAAGTTCCCAAGAGAATTACAAGATACAGCAGAAATGAAAGAATTATTGAGTGAAATTCGTAAAACAAATACATCAATTATAACAAGTGTACATGATGATGGTTTAGATCTAATATCACAATTAATGTTAATTGATTATCCTAAAGCAAGTACTTCTATAAGTAGTCCTGATACAATAGAAGGTTGGGACATTGACTCACTATCAAATGAAAATGATGAGGAGTATAGTAGAAGTTCAGTAATATTTTGATAATCCTAAAAATTTTTGTATAATAGCTCTAAACTAATATGTTGGAGTTATGATTAATGACATTAAATGAATTAATTACAATTCTTAAGAAATCTGAGTTAAAACAGCTTTCAATTGTGGACGATAATGAAGCAATTGTTGGTTTGATTAATTTAGGTTTAATAGAGTTGTATAAACGTTTTCCTATAAAAACAAGAGAATTTTTAATTACTCCAGACGGTACAACAACTACATTTACATTACCTGCTGATTGTATGTGGATTCTACAAGCATTTAGAGAGGCAGATAGTAATGAAAATAAACCAATAAATTTACCCATTAATGATGATGAAAATCCTTTAAGTATTAATACTATTAGTTGGAATGAGGTTCAAATACCTTTAGCTGTTAAAGATGTAACAATTAGTATAATATACTCAGCAGCACCAGTGCTATTTGTGTATGATGCCAATGACAATAGTTACTTAGATATTGAAATACCTTTACCAATGCAAATGATTGAGCCTTTGGTAGAATTTGTTGGTTATAAAGCAAATGCTACTGTATCAGATCCAACAAATATGGAAGATGATGTAAGATATAGAAGATTTGAAGCAAGCTGTGAAAGAGTTACATTGTTTAGTATGTATAACACACAAGGACTTCAATTAACAAATAAATTCTACAATAGGGGATTTGCATAATGTATGCTTCAAGTTTAAATGCTAATGGCTTGCTTAGTAAAGAAATGCGTGATTTAGAGTCTAAGTATGATGTTATTAAAGCTGTTAAAGATAAATTACCAGATATTGATAAAATTAACTCTGAAGATATCGATGGGTTAATAAATTCTTTAAATGATGCTAAAGACTTTACAGGTATTAATGTTGTTGCTGGTGATTCAGCTTCATTTGATCCTGATACTAAAACAATTACAGTTCCTACTATTAAAGGTGATACTGGGCCTCAAGGACAAGCTGGTATAAATGGTAAAGATGGGATTGATGGTAGAAATGGCCTTGATGGTAAAACACCAATAATTGCCTTCAGTTATAATGCCACTACTGGTGATTTAGAATATGAGGTAACAGGATATGAATAATGGCTAAACAAGCAATTACAAATTTAGATGATGTTGTAACTACTTCAGTCAATAATAATGCAAAATTTGGTGAGAAGATGGCAGAAATTAATGATGCCAAGACTGATGTAATTAATACTGCTGACCAAAAGAAATTAGAAATAGAGGCATCTGGTAATGATGCTGTTGCACAAGCAACTGCAAAGGCAGATGAAGCTAATGCTTCTGCTCAAGAAGCTAATGATAAGCTAATACAAACTACTGATTTAAGAGATGCTGTTGCTACTGATAGACTTGCTGTCTTACAAGCAAAAGCTGATACATTGACTGCACAAGATCAAACTAATATTTATAAAAATGATGTTGTTGATAAATATACTAAAATAGTTGCTATCGAGAGTAATGTAGAATCTATTGAAGATAATGTTGAAGCAATTAATTTAGAAGTAATACGTAATCGTGATAGAGCTGAGAATGCTACTACATTAGTAACAACTAAGTATTTAGGCTCATTTGACACAGCTCCTACCAAAGACTATTATAATAACCCAATAAACGAAGGTGCTTTATATTGGGATAACACAACAGATAATTTAATGTTGTTTAGAAATAATGTATGGGTTGGACTTGATTTATCATCTGTACTACAAATTAAAAACAATTTAGCAGATTTAACTGATAAACAAGCAGCAAGAGATGTATTAGAGGTAGAAACAAGTAATCAATTAAACGATAGAGATACTGCTAATAGAGATAGAGCAAATCATACTGGTACTCAAGATTATTCTACAATTACTGAAACAGACGATGTTAAACATTATGTTACTGCTGACAAAACAAAAGTAGACCATATAACTGTTGATAATGAGGTTGATTTAGATAATGTTGTTGATAGAATTAGCACTATTGAAGATATGAAAGATACTGATGTTGATTTAGCAGCAAATAGTGATGATAAATATGCTACTCAAAAAGCAATTAAATCTTATGTTGATACTCAAATTGCTAACACAGTAGCAAGTGAAATGTCCTATAAAGGTGGTTATGATGCTGACGCTAATTCACCAAATTTAGATGATAATCCTGATACAGGTACTATTGCTAAAGGTGACATGTATACTGTAACTGTTGCTGGTGTATTTTACTCAATTGATGTTGCAGTCGGTGATGTATTAATTGCTAATGTAGATGATGCTGATAGTGAATCTGATTGGACTATTGTTAATAGAAATATACTTGAAGTGGCTACTGAAATAAATGTTGATACAAGCGGTAATCTAACTGAAGCAAATGTGCAAGCTGAGTTAGAAAAAATTGAAAAAGGAGATTGGTAATGGCTGGTATAGCTAAAGTAGTACCAAGTGGTTCAAAACCATCACAACCTCTATTAGAAAAAGAGATTGGTTATGATACAGATGGTAATGAATTATATATTGGTAGCGGAAGTGGTACAGCAGATGGTAACACAGATGCTATTGATGCTAATGAAGTAAGAGTTACGAGAAATAAAGAATTAAATGAGTTAACTGATAGAGTTGAAGATTTAAAAACAGAGTCAGCATCTGCCACTGCTGATGGTGATGAAACAACCATTGATATTAAAAATAGAGATAACTCACCTTTATCAATTTATTTAAATGGTATTTTAAATAATGAAACTTTAAAAAGTAGAACAACAACATCAGTTACTGTTAATACAAGTGATGGTGATGAAGTTTATGTTGTTGCACATAATGGATAGGAGATAATATGGGATTTGTTCGTAAGCCAATTTATGAGTTTAAAGATGAAACAAGCACAGGTTTAGATAAAGTACCAAATGGTAGTAAAGTTGTACTTAAAGACAGTGGTAAAGAATTTATTAAAAATGATGTTAATAAAATAATTACACCTTCACATACTGTTGCTGAAGTACTGTATGGATCATCTACAAAAGATTTATTATTTAATGAACAGTATAACAAATTAAAAGAATTTGTAAGTGCTAATTATAACGGTATAAGTGGATTTGTTGATAAAGAGGTAGATTTAGAAATTAGTGAAACAAATGCAATAGTGGGGTTAAAAAATAGATTTGCTAAATTTGGTGATGAGATTGTTGATTTGTATGGACCAGAGTTGGTTACTAATGGTGACTTTAGTGATGGACCTACTGGATGGACTTTACCTGAAAATGTTATATTGGATAATGAAAAATTATATGTCTATAACGCTGCACATGGTGCTAATATTGACAGTACTGCTCAACTAATTGCCGGAAAAACTTATCTCGTTAAGTTCAATCTCCTTAATATAACGGGCGGTGGTATTACTTTTTATACATATGGTGGTGCATCTGACAAACAAGGGACAAAGTATTCTTCTGAAGGTGAAATTGAGATTATTTGTAATGTTACGCAATCTGGAACTTTAAGATTGCAAGTTGATGCTGTTAATTTTGGTACTCCTAATATGTATTTGGATAAAGTTTCAGTCCGTGAAATTAAATCAATAGACCTAACACCCCAAATTCCAGAAGTTCAAACTATTGGTTCTACATCATTAACAGTAACTAATTCTACAATTTCTCACCATCCAGTTAGACAAGTAGATACTATATCTGCTATTGATGTGCAAGATAGTACTGATTATACAGTTACAATTGCTGGAACTGATTACACATATACAAGTGACTCAGATGCTACATTAACTGAAATTCAAGATGGAATTATAGCTGCTTTACCAAGTTCTTGTACGGGTTCAGTAAGTGGAGATGATGTAGTTGTAAGTGCGGCAACAGTTTGTGATGGGTATGATATTTCAGTTTCTTCAAATATGACACTAACTAATACAACTGCAAATGTTGATTGTATTAATGTTGACTCAGTTGTTGGAACTAATGCTATTATACCTGCACACAACAACGGACACCAAACTAAAATTATTGCAAGAGTTAAATCTTCAACCAATGGTATGGAAGTACAGATTTTAGATAAGTCTGATAGTAACAATGTTATTAGAACACAATCATTAGATGCTTTTGAAAATGATAAAACATTAACATTTTGGGTACCAAGTAATGCTGATGGTTATGAAGTTAAAGCTATTAAAAGAGTTAATGACGGTGCTGGAGATGAAAGTGTTGTAGTTAGTGCTTTTGGCTTTGAAGATTTAGTTACTACTGATTTAGTAGAGTCTGGAGATTATGCTGTAATTGATAAAGAAGAATTAGTTGTTAACGGAACTTTTGATGTTAATGTTGATGGATGGACTATAGTAGGAGAAAATTGTTCTTTTTCACAAGAGAATGGAAAAGCTAAAGTAGTTGTAGGTTCAGAGGGAGATGGGGATTATAATGGTTTTAAAGGTATATTCTCTGTAAAAGAAAATACAAAATACCTTATAAAAATTAGTTGCGAGACTAATAAAGAAATCTATACACATATAAGGTTTTTTAATGATGATGGTGCTACGGTTTCACCAGATGCTTCTTTTATACCTACAATAACTGAAAATGCTGTTTTACAAAAGACTATTATTATACCTAGTGGTGCTACTAAGATAAGGATACAACCACAAACAAATCATAGTTATGATTTTACTTTTTATATTGACAACATCTCCGTAACACCAGTCAACGACATTTTTAGAGCAACAGAAGATATTCCAGCTGGTACATCAGTTTATGACAGTAGATTTGAGACAAGAGAATACATCAGTAACCAAAACTTAGTTACTCTTAAAAAAGAAAACAATGTTGTATCAATGCACAGTGAAGTATTGTTTGAAGACGCTTATCCAGAAACTACACAAAAACAAATGATGTTAGCTAATGGTTTTGTTGAGAAAGAAGTTGGTTTATACACTAAAGATGGTGCTGAACACTTGGTTGTTGGGTTGTGGCAAGGATTGAATAAAGGTGCTTATCACGAAATCTTTAATAAATTTGGCACTGTACTTAGTGCAAGAGTTATAAATAATTTAGTAGCTTCAAGAGAAAATTGGTACAGTAGTTATATACCAACTTTTAACAGTATTAAAGATACATTTGGACCTATTAAAGTTTGGCATAATATAGCTAACCCAACTATTAATTATAGATGGAAGGATACCTATTTAACTGGTTCAATACTAAATGGATTAAGTGGTAGACCAGACGCAAAATTCTACGACGTAGTTTACAAAAACGACTTCATAAAAAAATTTAATAGCATTCAACCTGATACAGTACAAGATAAACAAAAACGTAGTAATGCGATTAAGAATGGTACTTATGAAGGTGTTAGTGGGTTAGTTAGTACAACTCAAATTATACTTAATTTAATGTCAAGTGGTATAGATTCTAATAATAATTATTGGTATTTTGATGATATGCTTAATGATATAAATTATAAATTAGATATATCTATACCTGATACATCAAGTTCAAAATATTTATCCTCTTATTTATCAGTAAAGGAACGTGTATTTGTATTAATAAATGATTCTGTCTATACTGATATACGATTTTATAATAAAGTTATGTATATAGATTGTGACAGTACCGCAACTGAAAATCAAAAAGTAACTATATTATATACAAACGAACTTCCAATTCTCTCAACAACCTCACACCTAACAACAGACTTAATAGGTGACCCTTCACCTTTCTCAGCTACAAGTGGAATAGATATTGTTTTAACAGGTGACGGACAAGATGTAGCTGATGGACAAATAGTTTGGCAACCAAGTGATGGATTTGCTTATAAAAATATTTCTGGAGATACAATTACAGGTGTAACTGATGGAGATATTACAAGTCCTGGTAGTTGGCAAAGAATGTTTAAAGGATACCCGTCTTCATGGATTTCAAGATTAGCCTCTGGATTACCTCTTATTGGTATAAATGTAAATCTCGTTGAAAATTAAAGGGGTATATGCTATGTCAGATATAACACAAAAACAATTAAAGGAAAAATACACTTATAACCCAGATACTGGGTTATTCTATACTAACAAAGACTGGGGTAAATTTAAAAAAGGCACAGCAGTAGGTTATATACATAAAAATGGTTATATAATTGTAGATGTAATTGTTAAAGGTAGGACCAAAAAGTATAAAGCTCATAGATTAGCATGGTTATACATGTATGGTAAATTTCCAAACAAAGACCTTGTGATTGATCATATAAATCAAATTAGAACTGATAATAGAATTATTAATTTACGTGTTGTTAATAAATCTATGAATCGTAGAAATTGTTCCACTAATAGTTTAAATACAAGTGGTGTTACAGGAGTGACGTATCAAAAGGATAGAAATAGATGGTATGCGTATATTAAGATTAATGGAAAAATGAAAAGTTTAGGGAGACATAAAACTTTTGAAGAAGCTGTCATAGCGAGAAAGGAGGCTGAACGCGTACTGGGCTTCTCTGCTAATCATGGTAGCCCACGCAAAGTTGTTGATGCTATATCCTGGACTGAACAGATTAAAGAAAATGCAAATTACACTTGCAGTATTTGTGGTAGTAAAGATAGTATAGTTGCACATCATTTACAATCTATTGATATAGAACGACCTGAAACATATAAGTTACGTTATGATATAGATAACGGAGTATGTTTGTGTAGCGATTGCCATATTAAATTCCACAAGGAATATGGATATGGTAACAATACTACAGAACAATTTAATGAATATATAAGGAGCAAATAATGGCAAGTGGAGATTCACTAATACCAAATGGAGTAATAGATTCATTTAAATTATCAAATAAAGCGATAACAATACACAATGGAGTTAGAACAACTAATGCTGGGGAAAGCTATACCTCGTTTATACCGACAAACAGTATGGTCAGTAATAATGTGACAATGCCAGATGAACCTTCAAATAATGTAATTCTTATTAGTTACACAGCTTCAAACACACCTCTAACACAATCTACACCAAAACCAATAGATTATGTTGAAGGGAAAGTAACATTTAGCAATAGCCACTCAATTTATAGAGCTGGTAACATAACTAATATGTTAGGTAAAGTTGCAGTGGGTGATGGTGAGATTGATTTTGAGAGTAATCAAGTAAATAATTTATTGTTAGATGAAAACGGTAGTATAGTTACTAATCCTTCTCACATAGCGCCTCAGCTTAGTTCAAGTAGCTCACCAGCAAGTAAATCATTTTACACAACAGCTGTTGAAGATGATAGTGTATTTGACCAAGTGTTTGTGCAAGAAATGGTTTGGGATTTTGATGTTGACTCTGGATATTATGATGCAGTAAATGTTGGAAGTAGCGATGATAAACATGACTATACAAGTGGTACACTTTATCGATGGGACAGTGGAGCTTTGGACGGTAGATCTGGATTTGCTTTAAAAGATTTTACAGATTTTGCAATAACTGGAGTGAACAATAGAACACTTATACACGAAAATGGTATAGATTACATTGTAGATTCTTCTAATAGTAAAGATTTTAGATTATGGAATGGTACAGGTTTTGGTGATACAGGTAAATTTGACAGTCTAACAAACGGTGTAACAACTGACTTAAACAACAAACAATGTAAAACAGTTGTAGCAAGTGCAGAAACACAATTTAGGAGTATTCAATGAATAATGTAGAACAACGATTAGAACACCAATTAAAAAATGGTAGAGTAGAGTTAGCGAAAGCTACTCTACAAGAAAAATATAGCATTGAAACCAAAGATGCTTGGTTAGCTGAAATGCAAAAAGAGTATAATGAGATTTTTCCAGAATTCAGAGAACCAACTCAAGAAGAAATTGATGAACAATACGAAAAAGTTAAAGATCAAATTGCAAAAGAAGATTTTGAACCAGAATTAATAAAAATTGACTATTCAGATGACCCAAACTACAAAACATTTGATGAATGGTTAAGCGAGACAAAAGTTGTAAAAGAAGCAGTATTGGATGAAGAGGGAAATATTCTTGAACCTGAAGTTACAGAATTAGTTCGACCTTATGTTGAACCAAAAGGTAAAATTGAAAAAGAAGTTGAATATTATATTGAACATTCTGAGCTATATAAAAACTTTTTAAAACAACAAAAGATTAAAAAACTAAATGAACTCAAAATAACATCCAACAGTGTAGCTTATGATGCAAATGGTAAAGCAATTGGTAATATGAGTGCAGTAGTTAGTTTGGCTAATGCTAAATTTAATGCCTCACTAGCAAATGGTATAGCACCAGATGTGGCGTATAGAGTAATTTATAAAGATAAAAAGATAGGTTGGAAAAATGCTAATAATGATATTTCTATGGTACAAGTAGAAAGTATAGTTGAAGCACTTGAAAAATCTATGTATGAAATTGCTAAAGTTGTAGGTGTTGCTGAAAAATGATTAGCATAGCATTTTATAAAGGAAAAGGTGATTGGACAGATAAACTAATTCGATGGTGGACTAAAAGTCCTTACAGTCATGTAGAATTAGTGATTGGTGACCCAAAAGATGGTGATTGGATAAGTACAAGTCCAAGAACAATGAGACTTGAAAAAAGGCATATCAATTATAAACCTGAAAATTGGGACGTTATACAAATTAATGAAGAAATTTGTGACTTAAATGTATATAGAGTGCAAAAACTATATATTAAATATAAACTTGTTTCTTATGACTGGTTCGGGATATTTTTTAGTCAAATAATACCACTCAATAAAGATAACAAAAATAAGTTATTTTGCAGTGAATGGGTGATGACTTGTTTATTAGTCAAAGACCCAAATAAGTACAGTCCTGGAGATGTCTACCAATACTGTAAAGACAAAAATTATTTTAAAGGAAAATTATGAGAAATATTATTGATTTCTTTAAACAAACTGATAAACAAAAACATGCAGTATTTAGTTTTTTATTGACTTTAGCAACATTTTTTATTCTTAATGTTTTTACAGTTTCAATTAATTACTCAGTAATATTTAGTTTTTTAGCTGTGTCATTAATTGGGTTTAGTAAAGAAATTTGGGATTATTACGGATGGTTTAATCATAAAGGAACTGCTGATGTATACGATTTAATAGCAGATTTAATAGGTACTTTATTGGCTGAGTTAATTTTGATTATAACATTTGTTATCTAAAAAGGAAAATATAATGACAAAAGAACAACTTTTAAATAAAGAACGGTTAGAAGTTAATGAAAAACTTGAAAATCTAACCAAAAAATTGGATTTTACAGATGCTAAAATCACTGAATTGATAAATATTTTTCGCGAAGCTAAGATTAAAAGACTTTTAACTTGCCCAGAAAAAGTTGAAGATTTAGAGCAACGTGTTAAAGCTTTGGAAGAAAGATTATTGAATGGAACAAACACTTAGTTATGATGCTTTATTCTACATAGGAAGTTCTGTTATTACTTTGGTAATGGCAGCTACCTATGTAAAATTCAAACAGCAAGATTTAGACGAAAAAGTTAAACAAAATTCTAAGAACTTAGCAGAGTTAACAACCTTTATGCAAAATAAAAGACCTATGTTAGACCATTTTAACAAGATAGAAAATGCTTTTGGTAAAAAGATTGATGAACATTCTAATGGAATAACAACTCTCAAAGAAAAAATATCCCAAACAATATCTTACAAAGAAGTCTAAGAAGATTTTGTTAAAAGGAATGAACTTCAATTACACCTTGAAAAGATTGAAGTTGAATATAAAGCTCTCGGTAGATATATAAAACGACTTGAAAGGATGCTAAATGACAGCTAAAGAAAAGTCCAAACAACGCAGTATATTCTTTTGGGTAAGTGTTAGTTATATACTTTTAATGACAACTGTATTATTTATCTTTCAAATTTTAGATTATAAGGTAAATGATTTTCTTCCTATATTTGCTAATACAACAGCGTTCTTGGGAAGTTTAGGTATAACTAACTATTTAACAACTCCAAAGGATACATAATGCACAACTTTGATATGAATGGTGATGACAGAATTACTATTTTTGATTTATTGAAGTGGTTGTGGTTTGAAATTAGACACGGAAATTTTTTCGTAATTTCTTTTATTTTATTCTTAGTTTATTATTTTGGTATTCCATTTTATAAACAAATTACAACCAAACAAGTAAAAATAGAACAGAACACTAAAAAACTTCAAGAAGAACTTGATCAATTAAAAGATAAAATGGTAAATATGCAGAATAGGAGGTACGGAGTTGTTGGAACTACTACTTTCTAGTATAATTTTATTTGGTGGTGGATATGCTTATAGATTTTATACAGAACCAAAAGTTGAGTGTAAATCTATAAAATTCGATTATCCAAAGTATTTAACAAAAAGAGAACATGCTCAAACAGATTGTTTTGAAGGTTTTGATGCAGGACAGATAAATATATGTAAAATACCTTATCCAAGAGCAATTGTAAATTTAAAAGAGTATGAATCTGGTGTTCAAGAATGTAATCAATTAAGAGTCTATCTACGTTCTTGTGTAAACACAATTGATAAGTATAATAAAAATAAGGAAATATTAAAATGAATATGATTAACTCTATTAAAATTGAAGAAGGTTTTAGTGGTTTACCATACGATGATACTGAAGGTATTTTAACAATTGGGTATGGGACTAAATTACCACTAACAGAAATAGAAGGTGAGATGCTATTAAGGCATCGCCTATCAATTATAGAAGCAAGTTTATCTACAAGACAACCTATATATAATACTTTACCTGAAGAAGCAAAGGAAGTGCTACTTAGTATGGCCTATCAACTAGGTGTTAATGGTGTATTAAAGTTTAAGCGTATGTGGAAAAATTTAAAAAATTATGATTATGAAGCTGCAGCATATGAAATGTTAGATAGCAAGTGGGCTATACAAACACCAAATAGAGCTAATAGATTAGCAGATAGAATGCGAAATGTGGTATAATGCAAAAAACTATTGTAAAGAGAATGTTAAATGCAAATAAATAAAAATCAAATATTAACATCCTTAAAAGCCGATTTAGCTAATTCTAAAACATTTCATGATGAATGGAGAATTAAGGTTGATAAGTATAAACGTGAAACTTATGCTAAACCGTATGGAAATGAGAGAAAAGGTAAATCACGTATTGTAAGTGCTGATATAAAAAGGCAACTTGAAAGTATGATACCTTCTATCATTGATCCATTTGTATCATCACCAGAAGTATTTAAATGCTATCCAGTTACTTTTGAAGACACAGAAGCAGCAAGGCAAAATGAATTATTGCTAAACACACAATTCGTTAGGAAATTTAATCGATACAACTTCATTAATAAAGCTTGTAGAGTACTTGCTACTGAAGGTACAGTAGTTATACAAACTGGTTGGGAAACTGTTGAAAAACAAGTTAAAGATATTGTTGAAATTATTGAAGTTTTGCCTGATGGTACTGAATATATTACTGAAAAAGAAGTGATGCGTACTGTCAAAGTAAAAAATCAACCAACAGCAATAATTCGCAGAAATGAAGATATATTCTTTGATCCTACTGCAATGGATGAACAGGATAAAATGCAATTTGTTATTGTACGCTATGAAGCAGATTACAGCACATTGAAAAAAGAAGGAAAGTATAAAAATTTAGAAAAAGCATTTATGCCTGATCCTAATTGGGATGGTAGTTATATACCTGAAGATACAACATATTTTAAATTTAAAGATAAAGCAAGAAAAAAAGCAGTTGTGTATGAATACTGGGGTAAGTACGATATTAACAATGATGGTATTGTAGAGAATATTGTTTGTACTTGGATTGGTGATACAATCATTAGATTAGAAGATAATCCATATCCAAATGGTGAATTACCATTTATTATTGTACCATTTAGCACTATACCATTTCAATTGCCTGGTGAAGCTTTAGCAGAAAATATAGGCGATAATCAAAAAGTTAAAACAGCATTGATTAGAGGTACAATTGACAATCTTGCTGCAAGTAACAATGGACAAATTGGTATTAGACAAGGTGCTTTAAACCCAATTAATAAAAAAAGATTTTTAAGTGGTGATAATTTTGAATATGCTGGTACAGTAAACGACTTTTGGCAAGGTAACTATAATCAAATACCAAGTAGTGTATTTAATGTTATGTCATTGATGAATGCTGAGATTGAAAGTCAAACAGGGGTACGTTCTGCTGGAGCATTAGCTGGTAATGGTGCTTTAGGTGAAACAGCAACAGCAGCAAAAGGAGCAATGGATGTTTATGCTATGCGAACATTAAATATTGTTCGTAATATTGCAGAAAATTTAATGAAACCACTTGCACGTAAATGGATGGCTTACAACTCTGAATTTTTAGAACCAGAAGAGGTTGTTAGAGTAACAAATAGTCAATTTGTACCTGTAAGGCGTGATGACTTATCTGGTAGAGTTGATATTGATATAACAATTAATACAGCAGAAGATAATGCTGCACGTAGACAAGAACTGTCATTCTTATTGCAAACACTTGGTAATACTATCCCATTTGAAATGACACAGCAAATACTTGCAGAAATTGTTAAACTTAGTAAAAATCCTAAATTAGAAAAAGAAATAAAAGAATTTCAACCACCTAAAGATCCATTACAAGACGCTCTTAAACAATTAGAAATAACAAAAATACAATTAGAAAATGAACGATTAAAAGCTGAAATAGCAGATAAATATGCAAGAGTAGATGAAAATAAAGTAGATGTAGAATTAAAATTACGCAAAGCAGAAGTAGAAGCTGCTAAAGCAAGAAAACTTAATAAAGATGCTGATAAAACTGAATTAGATGTTATAGATAAAAATTATGGTTTTAAAGCACAATTTGAAGCAGAAGAAAAAGAAAGAGAAAGACAACACCAAGTTGAAATGGCTAAGATTCAGGCTATGCTTGGTGGACCAAATGAACAAATAGGAGTAACAGAAAAATGAATCCATACTTAGACCCAAATACAACAATAGTTGAAGCTGCCACTAATCAGGAGCTTGGTAAAAATTATAGAATGGCTAAAGAACGCCAATTAGGTGCTAAACAATATAGAGATGCTTTAGCTCAAAAAGCAATTGCAGCTCAACAAGCAGAACAACAACAACTAGCTCAACAGTCAGCATTTGCACAACAACAGCAGCAGCAACCACAACAACCTGTTGGTATAGGACATGTATCACAAGAAGCCATTCAAAAGTGGATTGATGAACAGATTGCTAAAGGTGTACCAATTCAAACTATTAAACAGCAATTAGCTCAAATATTAGGGCAAGCTGATGGTACTGCACAGGTGAACCCACAATCAGCATCAGCATTTAGTCAGACTGTTTAAGTATCTATTAAGCTTTAGGAAGATAAAATTCCTTAAGCTTACTTTAAAGCTAAATAATTATAAAGGAATCGAATGAATTCGAATAACCAAAACATATCACTTAATGCAGAGTTAGAAACAACTTCAAATGAGTATTGGGTAGAGCAATATGAAGCTCTTCAAAGACTTAAAGAAAATCCTGATTTTCAAAAAGTAATTTTAGAAGGTTACTTTAAAGATAAAGCTATTGCAAGTACAAGTATGTTAGCAACAGAATATGTTCGTCAAACAGGTACTCGTGGAGTAGTTGTGGAAGAACTTATTGCTATTAGCCATCTTGAGAATAGATTTCATACTATTGAAAATCTTGGTGCTCCTGTTGAAGAAGAAGAATTAGAGGAAGCATAATATGCCAAATACTATTACTGAAGATGAACTCTATGATATGAGTGATGAAGAATTAGAAGCTTTAAGAAAACAAACGGCAGAACAAGAAGTTGATGTTGAACCATCTACAGAAGTTCAGCCTGAACCTTCTGCTGATGAGCAAGGAGAAGTTGTTCAACAAGAAAGTGTGGAAGAAAACAATGTTGATTTGGAACAACCTATTGAAAATGAGGATTCCAAAGAAACTATTGAAACTGACAATCCTACACAGGAATTAGAAAATAAAATTGATGAACAACAAAAAGAACCTGTTGAACAGACTCAGGAACAAGAAGAACAACCTGAAAAATCTGAACAACAATTAAGTTCAAAACGAAAATTTAAAGCTGTCGGTAAAGAATTTGAATTTACTGATGATGAGATACTGCAACAATTTCCAACAGTATTTGCTCAAGCCATGGATTATAGGCGTAAAACACAAGCTATTGCTCCTTGGCGTAAGACAATAGATGCTATTGAAACTGCAGGATTAAGTCACGATGATATTAATTTAGCTATCGATGTTTTAAAAGGTAATAAAGACGCAATTACTGAAGTGCTTAAAAAACATGAGATTGATACAATGGCTATTGATCCAGATACACATCAAGGGTATAAACCAAATGATTATGGTAGAGATCCATCAGTAATTGAAGTTGAAAACACTATTAAAGAATTATCTGAAGATCCTGACTTTATGAAAACTGAAAAAGTTTTAGGACAAGAGTGGGATGATAAATCAATGCAAGAAATTTATCAAAATCCAGAGTATATCAGATACATTCATGAAGATATTAAAAATGGTGTTTATGATAGACTTGCTCCTGAGGCACAAAAGTTAAAAGTTTTTGATGGTGGTAGAAAATCTGATATAGAATACTATCAAGAAGCTGTACGACTAGATGCACTACGTGCTCAAGAACAACAATTAAAAATAACTGCTGAAGAATCTATTCGTAAGCAAGAAGAGGCTCAAAGAGCTGAACAAGAGCGTATAGCAAAAATTAAAGCAGCTGAAGAAGCACGTAGAAGAGAGCAAGAATTGGATGAAAAACGTAAGGCTGCTACTATTAATACACAAGCAAGTAATGGTAGTAAAGTTACAGATTACTTAGATGCTTTAGATGATGATGAAGGCTTTAAAGCATTCTATGCTAAAGCAATGGGTATTAACTTAGAATAAAATAATAAAGGTAAACCACAATGGCAACAAATATTTATGGTAATGGTACAAACTCAAGTCCTGGAGAAAACGTCAATAAGCACTATTATGACCGTGCTGGAATTGAAGCAGCAAATGCTGTATCTGTATACTCTCAATTTATTGATAGAAAATCTATCCCACAAAAAACTGGTAAGGTTTTTAAAATTAGTAAATGGCAAAAACTATACGATTTAGCAACAAATGATCCTGATTTTCAAAAGAAAGGATACCTTGGTAAACGTGATTTAGCAACAGTATCTGCTAAACTTGCTCAAACTGATGGAACTGGTGCAGCACTTACAGAAGGTGTTGGAGCTATTAATCAAGTAACACCAACTAAAGTAACAGTTGAAACTGAACTTGCACGTTATGGTTATATGATTAAGTACTCTGATGAAATTGAACTTTTTTACAACGATGATATTCAAATCAAATATCGTGAGGCACTTGGTGATTTAATGAACCAAACTTATGAAGATTTGATTCAAACAGATATGCTAAATGGTGCTGGTGTTGTAATTAATGCTGGTGGTGATATCACTAAAGATCAAATTGGTGATGGTATTGGTACTGATGATTCAGGTGCAGAAGCTTATAAAGTAAGTTTTGACTTAATCCGTAAAGGTGTTAAAGCACTTGTTAGAAATAGAGCACAACGTAATACTGAGATGGTAACAGGTTCTACAAAAATTGGTACTAAACCAATTAATAAAGCATTCTATGCTATCGTTGGACCAGAAGTAAAATATGACCTTGAAACAATTACACGTGGTTCAAATGCTGCAGAAGAATTTGCTTATATCCCTGCTTATACTTATGCTTTTGCTGGTAACCTTGCACAAGGTGAAATTGGTTCTATGCACGATGTAAGATTTATTGAATCTGAGGGTGCTATGGTTGAAACTGGTGCTGGTGCTGAAGTGCCAGATGGATATGCAGGACAATTAGCATTTACGGGTGCTGCTTCTGGCGATGATGGTACTCGTGGACACTTTGATATTTTCCCAATCCTTTTTCCAACTAAAGGTGCATTTGCTTCATTAAGTTTAAAAGGTAAAGGTAAAATTACATTCCATTCTGGGGCTCCTGAAGATACAAACTTAATTAACCCACATGGAACTGAAGGTTTCTTTAGTGCTAATATGTTCTATGCTGGTCTTGTATTACAACCAGAACGTCTTCTTAGAATTAACGTAGTAGCAACTGCTTAATTTATTTAACTATCCAACTATTGTTGGGTAGTTATACTGCATTATATATCTATTTGTATATTTAAAAAATTTTATGTATAATACTCACAATACAAAAACAATAAAGGAAAATTAATGGTCACTTTTGAAGAATTAAAAGGTATAGCCGACTCTATGGGAATTTCTTATAGCCCAAATATTAAATTTGAAACACTCTGTAAGAGAGTAGAAGATGCACAAGGTTTTGCTTTTGAAGATGATGAAGCACAAACTGAAAATGAAAATTTAACAGAAGATACAGTAGAAAAGCCTAAAAAAGCTAAAAAAACAGTGCAAGAAATTATCAAAGAAAATGAACGTAAAAATAAGCAAACAAAAATTGTAAGAATTACAATGGTTGATAAAAGAGAAGCAAGCACTGCAACTAACGCATTCTTCTCTAATGGTAATATTCAAATGGATATTCCATTAGATACTTTTGTCGAAATGCCTGTTGTTCTTATTAAACAAGCAGAAGATGCAAAAGCAGTTATTCATGTTAAAGTTGGTGATAAAACTCAGAAAAAATTAGTTAAAAAATACGTTGTAGAATACAAATAAAACTAAATCTATATTAGAGCACACATTTTGCTGTGTGTTCATATATAAATTTGTAATTACCAAAGGTGAATAATTATGGCTGAAATTTTATTAACTGATTTAACTAATGGTTCATTAGATAGCAATAACGATTGGAATGGTGATGGTATATTTGATGTACTTATAAATGCAGTAAATAAAAATATTGAAGGCCAATTTAAAAACGGCCGTATAACAGGTAATACGTATGCTAATGTTTATCTTGGCAGTATGCAAAGTGCTATGGCAGAAAGCTTTCAATTTTTATTAAATAAAAAAATGATGGAAGCGGAAATCGATTTAAAAGTAAAAGAACTTGATAAACTTAACTCTGACATAGCTTTAACTGACACACAAAAGAGTGAGTTAGAAGCAAATGGAGCTAAAGATAGGGATATTAAAGAAAGACAGATGGCTGAAGAAGAAGCTACTGGAGCTAAAAATAGAGACATTTTAGATGTGGAAAAAAATACTAAAGATTATCAACTTAATAATATTTTACCTAAAGAACTTGATAAACTTAATTCTGATATAGCTTTAACTGATACACAAAAAAGTGAGTTAGAGAATCAAAGTACACTTACACTTGCAAATGTAGGTAGAGTTAAATTAACAACGGATGCAGAATATGCAAAAGCACAAAAAGAAATTGATTTACTTGAAAGTAATATCACTAAATCACAACAAGAAATTACATTAATAAAACAAAAAATAATTGGGCGGGCTCACTAACTAAATGGCTGATGAAATTAAAGATAATATTACTGATTGGGTTAATGATATAACAGATGGTGATATTAATACTTGGCTAGATAATGTTACAAGTGATTTAAACACAACTGTATTAGGTCAAGTTGTTGACGATAACTATGAAGAGATAAAAAATTTAGTTAAAAACCAATTAGGAATAATTGAAGATGATAACAATAATACAGTTTCAGTAGATAAGAACTATGGTGAAGTGTATACAGATTACAACAAATTAACTGATGGAGATTGGTAAATATGGCAATTAACACAACAGAAATCCAACGTGTTTATAATAGTTTTTTTAATACACAAAAGGGTAAACTTGATACACTATACACAGATAAAGTGATTGATGCTGAAACATATAATACTATGATTATTGAAGCAACTAATAGATCATTAGAATTAGCAATTAATGCAGTTACTAGGCAAGAAGAAGTGAAAGTAAATCTATACAAAGATAAACAATTGTTAAGTCTTCCTGCAGACTTTTTAGCGGAGACAATATAATGGCAAAATTTAAATTACCTATTGGAGAAGATTTCAAGTTTAGTGTAGTTATATATCAAGACGATACATTTCTAATACAGCCACTTACTGATGATGATGGTAATTCAATAGTTGATGAAGCTACATTTGAATTAATTAACCCGCAAGATAATAGTGTATTATTTACAGTTACAGCAGATACTATTAGTAATGGAGATGAAAAGTTATTTTTTAATATACAAGCATCAGATACTGATAATTTAACAACTTCAACAGGTACTTTAGGTTCTTGGTACTATACAAAACCTAAATATAAAGGTAAAATCAAAGTTAAATTTACAGATGCAAGCAAAGTGACTGATAAATTAGTTTTAATTGATAAAGTGTATATGGTGTAATTAAATGAGTTTTGAACTAACGAAATCAAATATAAAAGTAGCAAAAAATAATGATGTAGATGTAATAACAAAAGATTACGTTCTATCAAACGCAACAATTTATTCTAATACATTAAAAGGTGGTATACCAGAATGGTTAGACACTGCAATAACTGCTGCGATATCAAATGGTACTGTTTCCCTAAGTGAAGCGATAGCAGATTTAAATTCAACTATTGATGCTTTGCAAACAGGTATATCACAATCAATACAATCAATACAAAGTGATGTAGAATCAACAAATACTCTAATAACTACTGTAAAAAGTGAACTTAATGACAATATAGCAGCTGTTGCTGATATTGCTAATTCAAAAGTAACTGAGTCAGAAGCAAGATCTATATCTGAACAAATTGTCGGTTCAAAGTTTAGAGTAGGTAATGAAGATGAAGCAGAAGCTTGGGCTACAAGTCTTACTGAGTCTTATGCGTCACAAAATCTTGCATATGCACAAACAGTTGATAATATTATAGCAGTACAAAATGACCAACAAATAACACTTAGTGATGTTAATAAAGTTATTGCAGGGCAATTCCAATTCTGGGGTGGTGAAGATCCAATTACAGTTGGTTGTATAATTTACACAACAGATGATAATGTTCCTGATTGGGGGAATAACACAACAACAGATTCATATCTTGATAATGGTGATGGTACTACAAGCCCTTACCAATTGTGGCAATATTTAGGTAAAGGACTTGGTTCTTCTACAAACAATTGGCGAAAAATTGATAACATAAATGGTACCTTAGGTGTTGCAAAAAGTCTAGCAACAGATGGCGATGGTAATATCACAGGTTGGGCATATGCTTCTGGTAGTGGTGGTGAGTCTGAATTTGCTATTCACGCAGACCACTTCTATATTAGTAATTCAGATAACTCAGCAAGACCATTTAATATTGACTCAGATGGTATTCATTTTGTAGGTAAAGTTACATTTAGTTCTATAACGGATAGACAAGAATATATTGTAGATCCTATAAATGATTTACAAGATAACAAAGCTACTGTATTTAGGACATCTACTGAACCTACCGTTAATGATAATAATTTATCAGTTAATGATTTATGGATACCACCTTCTGATGTTGATGATTATAAAGCTAATGAGATATACCAATGTACTGATATAGATCCTGTTACATTTGTAAATCTTACAACTATAAATGAAGCTATTAGTAATGTTCAAGTTAATTTACAAAATCAAGTTGATTCGAAAATAGACATGTACTACCAAGATAATCCACCATATGACAATGCTTCTGAAGAAAATGCTTTAAATGATAGTAGAGTTGGAGATTATTGGTATTGTGGAGCTACTTCTGATGATTACACAAAAGGTATAGTTTATAAGTACACAAAAAATAATTCTGACTATACTTGGGAAGTATCACAAGATGTGTCACATGAAGTATTTGATATTGCTGATAGTAAAAGAACAATATATAGTAATGCTACTGATGATACACCTAACGGAGAAGTTAATGACTTATGGATACCTCTATCTGGGGATACCGTTACATTAGATGGTGTTGATATTATTAAGACAAAAGTATATATTTTTTCACCTGACTCTAAATGGATAGTCGCTACTGACTATACTAATAATGACTATGCTGAAAGTATAGTTAATGGTAATACTCAAATAGATTTAGCACAACATTTAGACTCTTTAGGCTGGGAACAGCGAATTAGTGACTCTGAAGATGCTTTGAGTACCCATACAGCAGAAATTGCTGGTTTAGAAGAAACAAATGATGGAGTTGTAAATTCATTTTACCAAACAACTGCTCCTGATTCTGATGTATCAAGCTATGGGGATTGGTGGGTTGATACTGATGCATCGCCATTAAAAGCTTATAGATATGAAGATTCAGATGGTAAAAATGTTAATACCTTAGACTGGCGTGATAATTCAGATAGTATTTTAGGCAGAGCATACATCTCGGCTCAAAATGCTCAAGCTACTGCTGATGGTAAGATTGTCTCATTCTTTCAAAATGATGTACCTACTGCTGAAGGTGTAGGTGATTTATGGGTTGATACTGATGACAATAATAAAACTTATAGAGCTGCTTCAATAGGAGCTAATGAAATAAAAAGTGGTGAATGGGAACCTATAACTGATAGTAGTGCTTTAAATAACTTTATTTCTACAACTTATACTAATGACCAAATTAATATTGGTAATCAATTAGATAATAAAGCTGAAGCTTATTTTCAAAATACTGAACCTTATGCTGCTTCTGATGGACAACCTTCACAAGATGCGGATACTTGGTATAACTCTGATAATGGTGAGTTAAAAGTATTTAGATATGATGCTGATAATCCTGAATGGGTTTTAATTACTGACCCTAAAGCTATTAGTGCTTATCAAGCGGCTCAAAATGCTCAAGCTACTGCTGATGGTAAGATTGTCTCTTATACTGGTTCATCAGAACCTACAAATTACTCAGTTGGGGATGTATGGTTACAAGGTTCAAGTGGGGATATATATGTTTGTCAAACAGCTCATGATACTTTTAGAAGCTCAGATTGGTTAATTGCTTCAAAGTATACTGACGATACAACTGCCTTAAATGCACAAAACTTAGCAAATGTTGCTTTACAGCAGTTACCAACTATCGCTATTAAAGCAAATGCTAATGCAAATAATTTAGATGCAGCTAATGGAGAATGTGCTATCTTTGGGTACAACTCAAATGGGGAGATATCCCATAGTAATATAAGTATATTATTTAATGGTCAAAGAGTAAATTTAGAAGTACAACCTAATAGAGATTTATTTGTAAATACTATTGACACATTTGGTTATATACTCTATATAAGAGATAAGGATGTACTAAAGTACAAAGATGGTGATAACTTAGCTGATGGGGATAGAAATTTTTGGGTTGTGACATATGATAAAGTAAGGGGTTGGTTATATGACAATAATTCATATTTAGCACCTTGTAGTGACTACGTTGATTTCTCTACTCTCACAGAGGGTTATGACTATATGTTAGTAGGTGACATCAGAACTGGTTATTTAGCAAATCAAGCTCAAGTTGATGCCTATATTGATGGTGGTGGCGATGATTCAGTAAAAGTTGGTGATTATGTTAATGACTGGACAACTGAAGCTAATGTATACCAAGAAGCAATAACTTTTGATAGTGTTGAAAATCATTTTGATAAGATGGAAATATTAAAAAACGGTGGTGTTGATTCACTATTTAGTAGAGCTTGGAAAGACCCGTTTAATGAAGATAGTTGGACTGTAACGGACAATAATGAAGGAACTATTGCTATTCAAAAAGGATACAATGTATCAGTAAGCAGTGATGACCAAGACTCACATGACTCTTGGGCAATAAGCACTAAAAAATTTAAGTACGACCCAAATAGCTTATATAAAATAACATTTAAAGGTTATACAGAAACAGATGGCACACATAACTTTTATGCTGGTGTTATGGGGTTTGCTGCAGATGGAACAACTAAAGTAAATGTTGCTGGTTCTGATGCAAGTGATAATCAACACTATATAGCAGCACATAGTGAAGATTTAGTAGATGGTCAACACTTTGAATTTACTGGATACTTTAAAGGTATTGGTACAAGTGATGATTACCATTATGATACTGATATATTATATCCATCACCACTAAATTCTGCTGTTGTGTACTTTTCACCAATGGTTGTTGCTGGATATGATGCTGATGTTAATCAAACAACATACCTAACAGATGTTCAGGTTGAGATAGTCTCAACAGCTACTATTCAACATGCTTATTCCAATTCACCAAAATTAGATATTAAAATAAACCATGAAAATTATACTGATAGCGGTACTGGAGAAGCGTATATATATGGTATAAGTGAAGTTGGTAGACCAATTGAAACTGGTTCTGGTGGATATGTTTTATATAGTAATGAGAAATTGTATATATCAAACCAAAAAATGTATACCAATCTAAAGAATAAAAATGGTTATATTTGTTTTAGAAGAAGTGGGTTTCCTAATGTTGCTGATAAAACAGTACAAATCGTATTTGCTTACCCTAAATCAAATACTGTATCACAGTGGTACTATGATGCTAATTCAGATACACCAGTATTATTTGATTTTACAGATGCAGATTTCTCTGATATTTATGTAATAGGGGAAATGGTTACTTGTGAAACATCAAATGATTGTATTAAGAGTGCCTCTATATGGTTACAAGCTAAAAAAATAGAAGAAATACATAGGATTGCTAAACAATTTAGTACTGGAACAACAGAAATTAATGGTGATGTAATTACAACAGGAACTATAAAATCAGATAAAATGGCAGTAGGACAATCAATTGTATCTGCTAATTTCAACCCACATTCTTCTGATGATGTATCAGACACACCAACAGAAGCAGACTATTATGATGCAATAGATGATAGTGTAACACCTGCTGGTTTTAGATTAAAAGCTGGAGCAACTGGAACTTACTCAGACCCGAATATCTATGGTGGTGCTATTAGGGGTAGTAAAATATATTCATCATTATTTATGAATATTAATACCTATGATAAGCCATACTTAAAAAATTTTAGTGGGCATATTCATCCAGGAGCATTTGATGGAGATGCTATAACAAGTCTTACTATAAATACGTATATTGTCGATGCTGATCAAAATGGAGATATTGAAAATGGTATTTCACCAACTTACTCATCTAATACAGGTAAGTGTGAAATTATAACTAATGCCCCATGGTACTATTCCTATAATATAGTTAAAGGACGAACAGCAATTGACAATGATCAAAATTGTGAAGTAAAAATACAATTATTTAGATATGAAAACATAGATAATACTGGTGATATAAATGTTGTAGCAACATATACATATAAACATAATATAGGTGATGACACGATTGACCAATACTTTACAATGACAAATTTAAATATTGTTTTTAGAATTATTATATACTATGATTCTGGAGCGGATTCAGTTATGTATTACCTATATTATATAAATTCTGGAATGATGTATGGTATGGCTGGAAACGACTCAAAATATCAAGGTGCATACCAAATATTTATATCAGCTCATTTTACTGATAGTGATGGTAATGACTTAGATGATGGTGATACGAATAATTTTATTTCAAACAGATATACAATTGTAACAAATCCGTAATGATATAATATTAATAATAAATGTAAAGGAAAATATAAATGGCAACAGAAATAGTATATGAAGAAGTCCCAAAGTTAGATTATATAGATAGATATAAAGAATTAATGGAAGTATCATTAAGTGATGAAAGTGCTTTTTTAGCGGCTAAAGAAATTATTGAAGATTTAGTTAGCTCTAATGAATTAACAGCAAGAGAAAAAGCAGAAATTGTATCCAAGACAGTTGGTGATATTGCTACGTCTATAACAACAAATGCTATGCAACTTGCATACCAAGCATCAGTAGAAGAACGCAATGCTAAATATGTTGTAACTAAACTTAGAGAAGATATGCTATTAGCAAAGGGAAATGCTGATAGAATGGATAAAGAAGTTGAATTAGTACAAGCTCAAAAAGACCAAATTGCAGCAGAAATTATAGCTGCACATGTTAGAAAACAAGAAGTGCAGTTAAAAATGTTAAGTGAGTATGGTTTAACAAGTATTCCTTCACCAACAGATAACATAGATGCTGCAAATGCTACTGTAAAAGGCAACAATAGTATATATGCTAAAAAAATAAATTTAGAAGATGCAACAATATATGATAAATGGGCTACAACATATAGACAAAATGGGCATTTATGGTTCAATAGTAATGGTGAAGTATTGACATCAGTAGTCGATGCTGGGGACCCAAATGATGAGTTAACAAAAGGACTTATATATAATCAATCAAGAGTAGCTGTAAGACAGTATAATGGCTTTGATGATAATATGAGACAACATGTTGTTAATGCATCATCAAGTATGGTGTCAATGATGCTAGCAAATAGTGATGCAGTAGATGCTTCTAAGATTGTTGACGCTTATCAAAAATGGTCAACTGGTGTTGAATATCTTAATAATAGAGGCTCAACAGAAGCTCTGCCAGAACTTGCTATTACACTTGTTAATTATGATGAATTTACTGATGATGCTATTAGTAATCCCTCAAGTGATGGAATATCAATTGGTGGTTTTTGTACTAATTTCCCAGCTGGAGCAAATATCTATATAAACTTAGTTAAAGTAGATACAGATGATACAATATTAGATACAGTTTATGACACATCAGAAGTACCTGGTATTGTTGCAATTGATGGTACTTGGACTGCTAAAACACATATACTTTATAATAAAGCATCAAGTATAAGTAATGGAGATTGGAAAATTGTTGTGTCTATTAAGGATAATTATCTAAGAACAGTAAAAGCATATACAGAGAAACGAACTAAAAGCTAATGTATAAAACTTATGACTTTGTTCAACCTCAAATAATGGGTTGGACAACAAGAAATAATTTTGTTAATTTAATACTAAATAAATGGCCTACTGTAACAAAGCAGAGTACAAAATGTGATGGTAATGATATAGTACCAGCAGAAGAAGCATTAGTATTTGATAATGTTTTAATATCACACGAAGGTAACTTTATATCGGATAATGCTAAACTTTTAAAACCATTTGGTATTGATGAGAAATTTGTAAAAGATAAAAAGAAAGAATTTAAAAAAGGTAACATCAAAGATGTATATGCCAAATTTTCTAAGCGTGACTTATCTAAAACAAATACATTCATAGAAGACTTAGATTTAATAGCAGAATATTTAAATAACTTTATATCTAATTGGGATCCATACAATACTTATTTACATAGAAAAATAACATTTGAACAATCTGCAAGATTAATGAATAAGTGTGATAATTGGAGTCATCATTCACCAATACAGAATAGGATTGAATTAAGTGAATTATTTTATTACAATGATAATGATATTGTTGATTATATTAAATATATTGATGTGTTATTATATACACCAATTGACGCTAATTACAATGTACAAGTAATATACCCAGATACAGAAGTTGATAAAGAAGTAGTTGGACTTGCAACACTACTATCTATTCTTGATACTGACAAAGAGGTATTTTTTGGTGATGTTAATTTACTTCAAACAGTAATAAATAATGCTAAAGAGTATGGTTTAATTGGTGATATACAATCAGCATACTACTGTGGTAAGGACACTTACCAAAGAATATATACTGAATTAGAAATTGCTAAATTTATTTGGACATTTACAGAACCAAACTTAGATGCTAATTCAAAAATTGTAAGAAGATTAGCAAATCTATTACAAAATCCAAATAAGTTAATAATAGATCCAGCAATATCTGATAATGATAATCCAGGATTAGTATTTAAAGATGTCCTTGATAAAACAAAAGCAGAAATAACAGCATTAGGAGAAAGTAAGTTAGAAAACTATATATTTAAATACGAACTTGCAACTAATATTGCTGGAGTTTGTGCTAATGATAATAACAAAAATGGTAGAACATATTTGAGATTTGATGTAATGCAAAGTATAGCTCTAAGTGATAAAAAACTATTTACAAAAATAATAACTAATTCCTTTTCAATAGATTATACAAGACATAAAGAAACACTATTACAAAAAATAGCTAATTTTATTGTTACAGGACTTGCTGTTGCACTTGCGGCTGTAACAAACGGTGCTTCACTTATGGTAGCTAAATTAATATTTAGTGTTGAACAAATTGCTTTTCAAAAATTAGGTATGTACAAAGAAGCATTTTATTCTGACCAATTTGTAGAAATTATTGATATATACTCTAATATAATAGCAGGTATTAACTTAGTAAATCAAGTAAATGATGTTTCAATTGATGCTTTAGTAGATGCATTAAAAAATGAATTTAAATCTTTAAAGTTTAGCATTAAGTCATTACCAGATTATATACACTATGCTTCTATTGGGTATAACTACTATGAAACAAATAAATTAAAACATACAATACAAAAAGTTGAGAAGAAACAGCAACAACTAAATGATTTAGTTGAGCGTACTAATATACATAACAGCGTTAAAAGCTTTGATATTATAGAGAAAAGAAGATATAATAACTATTATGCAGAGCAATTAGATCAATTAGACAGTTCATTTTATACTATGACAGGCGGTTCAATAGATAACATGACAAACAAATATTACTAAACGGAGGAATATATTAAATGGAAAAAAATAGTGCGTTTAACTTAACTTTAGATAACTCATTAAATCAAACACCATATGTTTCAAATGAAGACGTCGTACTAAAGAAATTATTTGACGATAGGAATAAAGATTTTAATGAAAGTGCTTTTAGTAGATATCTTAGAATGGGTAAAATTCATACTATTAATGGTCTTAGAGATACACAGGATTGGGCATCACAATATTTTAAAGACTTAGGACACGATGTTGGTGAAACAGCAGGAACTATTAAAGATGGTGTAGTTGATAATGTTATTAACCCAATAGGTAGTGCATTTGGAGGTGATTTTACTAATAGTAAAAAAGGTTGGTTTGATGAAATGACACCAGAAGAAAAAAATAAATTTAGATTGGGACTTGGTGGATTTGGTTTAGGATTAATGGGTGCAATTGACAAACATAATCAAACAAAAGCATTAACGGATTATTATGGTCATATGAATGGAAATTTAGATGCTCAAACAGCTAAAGTAAATGACCATATCGCACATAACAAAGAAATAAGATCTGCATTTGCAAGGATATAATATATGAATAACTCTAACCCATTTTATAATGCACTATCACAATATGATAGTTACCTTAAAGAAAAAGGTTTAAGAGAAGCTTTTAACTCAACACCAAAACAAACTAATCCATTTGATTATGATGGAATTGGTGCAGAAGTAAATGATGCTTATGAAAAATTAGCTCAACAAGATGCTAAATATAATACTTATGGACCAAGTGATAAAGTACTAAAACTAAACAAAGTTATACAAAGATTTTATAATGTAAATAAAGACAGATATTCTAATGAAGATTTTGATAATTATAGAAAACAAACAATTAGTAATTTAGTACAAAAAGGTTATGGTATTGATGATGCTAATAAAATATGGAGCACAATAGCAGAACAGAAATTTGGTGATAAGTACACAGATAAACAAGCAGCATTAGATAAACAAAATGCAATTAATGTCTTTAAAGCAAAATATCCAGGTAATTTGTTAACAAAACTTGTTGGCTCAGGTAGTTCTACTAAAGGTACAAAAGATTATAAAGTTGTCACTAAAGATAATAACTTTGATGCAGCCTCACTTAAAGAATGGTTATTAGATCCTAAAACACAACATTTAACAGGAGCTACATCTCATGTACCATTTAGTGATGTAGGATTAGCACATTATATCAGTAATCATTATGGTGGTATACCTGTGGATAATGCTAATTTTATTACTTCTGCTATTCAAGGCCTAAACGAAAAATTGCATGAGAAAGGATTACCTCCTGTAAATACCCAAACAGCAAAAAATTTATTACTCTCTGCAACTAATACTGGTAAAAAAGGTTATGGAGAATTTAATGGAATAATGTCAAATACATTCAAAGAGGAAATTAAAACACCTGAAGACCTCTCATTAAGACTTTTAAAAATAATGAATGCTGAAGGATTAAGCAATAATACCAGTGAAAGGAGTCGTAAAAATGCTGCATCACAAGCTGCAGCAGTTAATAGTTTATTACATAACACACAATATAAAAAAGATTATTCTACCTTAGAAAAAAGATTAAAAGATATTGACAGTAAAATAGGAAGTAGGCGTAAAGTTGGTTTTGTTGGTTTAAATGATATCAACAAAATATATGATGGTACTTTTGATAAATTAGATACACCTGAAACACAACCAAAAGAACAAACTACAAATAAATCAGAAAATACAGCAATATCTGAGATCATTGCAAAAATGGAAAAAGATAAAAAAGATAGAGCAAATGACCCTATGCCTAAAGATTTAACAGGACAAACAATTTATAATCTATTAGCTCAACTACATAAAAAGAATGGTGAAGATAATATCCCAATTAGATTACCTAAATTTAAAACACAAGAACAAAAAGTTAACTATGCTAATTTCTTAAAACAACAATTAGGTATACCATCTCAGCCAGAGATTAATTTTAAGACACCTGCAGATGGACAACCAATTCCAGTTATTAAAGATGAATCAACATCATCTATAAATAATAGTAATAAGCATTTATTTAAAAGTCAAGTTAACAATACAGTTAAAAAATTAATTAATAACTTACCACCAGAAGAAAAAGCTAAAGTTAAAGCAATTGCTGAAAATCAAGGAACTTCTATGGTAAGAGCATATAGAATATATGTTTCTACATTAAAAAATGAATCAAAAATACCAGCAAGTGATGTTGGAGATCTTGTTGTACTAGGAGGTAAAGGATGAATACACTAGATGATTTAACACACGAATATCTAAGTTCCCTTAGTCCTGAAAGTTCTTCATTACCTGAAGAACCAACAGGTTATGCTACTCCTCAATTAAACAAACCTGCAGTTGTTAATACACCATCAGGATACACTGATGCTGAAATTAACGCAATGATTGCTGATAGAAATAAAGACATAGCACCAGAATCAGATTACATGGATGAGATACAAGCATCTTTATATAGAGGTGCACAATTAATAGGTAGGGGTGGAGCTGATGCATTAAGTTGGGGTGCAGATAAATTAGGTATACCACAAGCTTCTAAATTCTTAGACTCTATTGACTGGAAGTCAGATGATGAGATAAATGATGCAGTTGGGTATGATCCATCAGCAGCTGAATTAGCCTACCAAAAACAAAAAGATGCTTATAAAGCTTTTACAAAAAATGTTGATTTAAGTTCTGGTTGGGATTTAGTTACAAGTACAGCAAATACTTTGCCACATATGTTAGCTGACAATGCTGATATTATAGCAACATTAGCACCTAATCCTTTAGGACCTGAAGCATATATTGCTGGTAAATTTGCATCTGGAGCTGAAAAGGCAGCACAAGCTGCAGAAGCTGCTAAATTAGCAAATAGCTCTAAAGCACTTGACCGTATTAAAGCAGTTGGTCAAGCTCCTAAAACACAAGTTGGAGTTACAAGTAAATTAGTGCAACCTGAAGCACAAACACTAAGTAAATTTGCTAAATCTCCATTATCACATGATGAAATTGCTATGGCAAGACAAGCAATCTTAAAAGATGCACAACAATTTAAAAAAGCTAAAAATGCTGAGATTGAATCAAATTTAAAACTTGCTGATAGACTAAGAACAGTAAACAACTATGTACCTATAAATAAACGTTCAATATTATATGGCTCTGGAATGGCAGCAGAAAATAATAGAAAATTTGCTGAAAACAATGATGGTGAAGGTAGAGATTTATTAACAAACATAGCTGATGCAGTAGCAGAAACAGCATTATTAGGTGCAACATTACGTGCTGGAAAAGATGCAGTAGGACTTGGTAGTGGAGCTAAAGAAGCTGTTAAGAATATATTTACAGACACTGCAAAATCCGTAGAACATGCTATGGCAAATGGTGCAAAAGATGAGATAAAATCATCAGTAGCAAATAGTGCAGCACAAGTTGCTAAGCTATTTGGTGAAGGTGCAGCAGTAAACTATACTCAAGAGTGGTTACAAATATTAGGACAACAACTAAACTCTAAAGATAAGGGTGACTTAATGTCAGTCATATCTGATAAAAAGAATCAAGATAAAGCAAATATTGCAGCAATATCTGGTGCCGCATTAGCTGGAGCTCCTAAAGTAGCATATCATGCAGCAAAAGTACCTTTAAACATTGGTACAAGTGCTATATCTGCTGGTGTTAAAAAAGTTAAAGACAGAGTAGCAGAAAAAGCTAAAGCAGCTAGCCTTGCTGTTCTACCTGCTGAAGAGCGTGAAAGACTACATGCTCAACATGTAGCACGTAAAAAAGCACAAGAAAGTGAAATTAAGTTACATGAAAAAGCTTTAGAAGATATTGCTAAAGCTGAAACTTTTGAAGATTTACAAAATATAAAAGATGCAGCAGTACAGGAAAAAGTAAATGATATTATTGATGATCACTTTGGTTCTAAAACACTACATAAGCAAATCAATGAAGCAAAAACTGTTGATGACTTAAAGGGTATATCTGATGTTATTGATACTAAGGTAAATCAAAAACTAAAAGAAAATTCTGAATACAGTTTGGATAAACTAAAGCAAGACTTGATTTATGAAAATAGACAAGATCACTTAACAAAAAACCAAAAAGGTAATGCTGATAGTATTAGAAATGCTACAACAGTTGATGAATTAAACAACATTGCTGGATTAAACAAACAACAAAAAGGTGCTGTATTTGCTCAAGAGAAAAATATATTTAGACCTGATGCAGAAATAGATATTGGTGAAGGACAAACAGTACAAGGTAAAATAATTGATACAAGTCCAGATGGTACTAAACATCAAGTTAAATATATTGATCCTCAAACTAAAGAAGCTAAAACTAAGACAGTTACAAATGATAAAGTAACACCATTATCAGCTGATAAAGTTGATTTAACACATCATAATGAAAGACTTAATAAGTTAAAAAATTATTTGCTTAAAGTTGAGAAAGAAAGCAATCCAAGCATAACAGATAAGCTAAATAGTAATGTGGAAAGTATTAAAAATTATGCAATTGCACAACATAAAGGAGCTATTGCAACTAAAAAACTTTGGATCGAAAAGCAAAGAGCATCTGATTATCTTGGTGCAGCATTTGATAGTTCTAAACGAGGCTTTAAAGCTATGAGTGAAAAAATATCACCTGAGACAAGAGAAGCAATAGCAAATACTTTAGGAACAGCAAAACAATTAACAAATGATACTATTAATACAATGGTTGATCTGGCTAAAGAACCTGAAAAGTCTGCAGTTAGAGGTATGTTTACTGACTTACTTAATGGTAGAATGAATGAAAGACTTTATGACTTATCCGATAAACAACTTGATGAACTATCACCTAAATTAGCAGGTAATAAAAAAGCACAAGATATTGTTTATATGATTAAGAAAAACAGAAATAAAGCTAAAAAAGAATTTGGATTAGATACTGAAGAAGCATCTAAAGGAGGATTTTTAGGTAAATTAGATGCTATGACAAATTCACCTATTGCTTATAAACTGTATGGATTAATGTCAGCAGGTGTGGATAAAATTAAAGATACAGCAACACTTAATAAAGTAAAAGATACATTTGATAGCATTACAGAAGAAGATGTTAAAAATATGGATAAGGAAGAAAAACAAGTTTATGACACAGTAGCTAAAGATATTGAAATAGCAAAACAAAACTTACAGAATAAAAAAGATGAAGTTATAAATGCTAAAGAAAAAGATTTAAACACCAAAGCTGAAGACAGTAAAAAAGTAGTTACTGATTACTTTACTGAACATTTACCTGAAAACTCTGAAATAGCAAAAGTACTTACAAATCCTGAAGAACATAAAGATTATAAACAAGCAGTTGAAAAAGATGTTAAACAATTAGTAGAAAACAATGATTTAAATAGTCTAAAAGAACTATATAGAGTTGCTCATGCTGTAAATTCACGAAACATGCTAAACGGTAGTATAGCTGACTTATCAAAAGAAATTGAAAATGCAATAGTACCAATAGATGAAGATGCTGAATTAAGTGATTATGCAATCATTAAACATAGTAAAGATGGTATAACAGATGAAACATATAACCAAGTAGCTGATTTAATAAATACAGCAAGTGAAGATGCAACACATGAACTAAGTAATGAGATGCTATCAAAATTTGCTAAACAAGCACAAGAACTCCACGATGAATCTGAAAAATATTCTGCTCTTAAAGCTAAATTAGATACAATTCAAATAACAGAACCAAAAGAGTTAGAAAAAGCTATGAAAGATATTGAAAAAATAGCTAAAGAATTAAACATTGATATATGTAAAATATAAGGGAGATTATTTAAATGAGTAAATGTATACCATTAGAAGACTTGGCAGGTCTACTTGAAAAAGTAGATGTGTCTAAATTCAGCAATGATGGAAAACTTGCTAATAAAGACTTCAGATTTGAAACAAAAGATATACCATTTTCTGCAATACTTAACACATTACAAGATGGTAAAGGTGAATTTGGTGATACATCAATTATTGATAGAATGGGTAATTTAGGTTATAAACTAAATTGGGTGAGAGAAAGATTATCTAAGCCAGATGCCTTAAATACTATACCTGAAGAACTTAGAGAAACAGAAAATGAAAGAGGTTTACTAAGAACAATAGCATTAACTGAAGTGATTGATTCATCAAGAGGTGAAGCATTTAAAGTAAATAAATATAATGCTGATTTAAAAAAAGTAAGTGATAGCTATGGAAATGCTACTGAAATAAGAATGCCTTTTGCACGTGTAGCAGCAGTCATAGGTAGAAAAATAATGCAAAGTAGAACAGGACTTGTATTTGGTGAAGGTGATGCAACTAAAGCATCAGCAGCTAAGATAGAACAAGCTTATCAAACAATTGGTGAAGCTGCATTAAAAGATTTAGAAAAAGCTGGTTTTATTAAATTACATGATAAAGCAAGTGTAATAAATGACTTTGCATTTACTAATGAAGATGGTATAACAAGAATTGCTGCACAAGACCCTAAAACACGCTATACAACAATGAAAGCTGTATCATTAAATGTTTCAAAAGATAGTAGATTTAGAAAACTCTATGGTGATGAATTATTTGATAGTTATGTTAAAGATATAATGGATACCACAGGTGACGAAGATTTAAAGTCCTTCATAGATGAAGTAAATGAATTAGATGAAAATGATATTAAATCTTACGAACTAAAAGAACAGTATAATAAATTAAGAAACTTTAATGCTTATATAGCAGGTGTTAATAGAGTAGCAATACCTACAACATTTGTAGATGTTAAAACTGAAGCACCAGATAGTATAGAAAATGACAGAGATGTTATGGAAAGAGCTACTGATGAGTATAAAGAAGGAGTTAAATCATTAAATGAGACAAAACAGCATGTAAAAAAACCAATACTTAACTTCCTTAAAGATTTAGCAGAAGTCTATAAATCTGAGAAAAAACCTTTAAAATCTTTAGTTAGATACTTAGTTGGTAACAACATTAGTACAAAAGATAAGCAGCAATTTGAGGAAGTGTTAAACAGCATATTTGGTTTATACAGCAAAGATATACATACATCTTACTCAAAAGCATCTATTGCTGGTAAAAACACATCAATCTTATCACCGCTTGAAGATATGTTAGGACATATTGATAGTATTACAGATGAAAAAGGTGAACCTAAATATTTCCACAATACATCACATATTGGAGCAAATGGACGTGAGTATTATGATTCAGCATACCTAAGTATTCAAGCTAATAAAATTGTAAGAGATATTATTAGTGTTGGAGATAAAGAAGATAAAACATTTAACATTCATAAAGATAAAGAAGCATATAATCAATTTATAACTTACCTAATGGATGCTTTACCAAGTAAATTAACAGAAGGTAAAGATGAAACGGCAATCTTACAAATGTTAAAAGGTGAAGATAAATCAGATAAAACTTTTGAATACTTGTTAAGTAAAGTAGATACTTTAACAGCAGACAAAGCAGATATTGCTGATAGATTAATAGCATTAGGGGAAATAAATGCTAACCTAAAAGGTAAAGACCAAGTTAAAAATCCTTCATTTATGCATAATGCCTCTGTACTATTGGCTGTAAAAGATTTAAGAAAAGCAGTAGAAGGTGATGGAACACTTACAACAGATTTTCTTGCTGACCCAGATGCAACAGCAAATGGTGCTACACTTAAATTAGCAGAAGCTGCAAGAGATGCAAATAATGAAAAAGCAAGGGAAATATTAGGAGCCGTTGGAGTTATTGGAGATAATAAACAAGTAAGTGATGTTTACAATTATGTAAATAAATTTATTTTAGAGCCATCCATAACTAAAGCATTAGAGTCTAAGGACACTCCAGAAGAAAGCAAAAATGCACCAGATGGTGTCATAACATTTAGTAAAAAAACAAGAGGATTTGATAAAGCTAATGCAACATTAATGCAAAAGATTATCAAATATGTATATGAAGATAATATGCGTGAATTTGCTAAACTACCAACTATGACATTAATCTATGGACAGGGGGAACATGCCTCAAAACTAACAATAGCAAAAGGCGTAGCTACTAAGATGGGTGTAATGTTTCACGGCATTAAAAGTAAAAAAGAATTAACAGAAGCACATAAATTTGTGTTAGATTTATTAGGTGAAGATAAGGATAAATTAGATGCTATACACTTAACAGAAAAAGATGTAGCAACATTAACAAATAAATTCAAAGATAGTATAGCAGCAAATGTACAGCATTTAATGAAAGATGCTTTTTATAAAAAAGGTTCTGGAGCATTAGCAGATTTTAAAGAGGTATCAACAGATTTATTTAATTTAGCACAAGAGCTGCATAAAAAAGGTAAGGACAATCCTAAATTTAATGAAAGAATTAAGGAACAAAAAAACAAAGTTCTATTGTTAAAAACGCAGCTAAAAGAAGAAAAAGCTAAAGCAAAAAGAAATAGAAGACGAAAAAAATTAAAACTTGACAAAACTAATTTTGAAAAAGAAGATGTAAAAGGAATGTCAGAAAAGCTTGAGAAAGAAAGAAGCAAGTTACGAAATATGCTTTATATGAAAGAGCATTTAATGATGTTACCTCCTCACGTAAATGATGCAAAAGTATTACCGAGAAACCCATACATTGGCTTTAAGTTAGAAAAACAATTTAATGTCTATGACCCTAAAACAGGCACTATCACAAATAAACCATTACCAACTCAAACAGTGTTTGATGTAAGTGCAACACATATGGTAGATAGTTACAATCAAGTAGCATCTGGCGGACATTATCTTAACTTATTTGATGCTAAATTCTTGAACCCAAAATATGCAGCACAAGCAGTTAAAGATTATTCAGAACAAATGAGCAATAACATAAATAACTTTAGTAAAATTGAATCATTGCATAAAACATTAGAAGTATACAATGACATATTTTTTGATAAAGACAGCAAAGAACATAAACAATTTGCTAATCGTATTGCAGCAATTAAAAATAAATTTAATGGTAAATTAGAAGTAAATAAAGAAGCTGGAGTATTATTTGGTGAGAAAGTTATAGAAGATACAGTAGATCCTAATACTAAAAAAGCAACATTGGATAATAATACTAAGAGTGAAGTGTCTATTACTACATTTAAATCTAAAAAATTAAGTGTAGAAAAGGCAAAAGAAAAAATTGATAATCTAAAACAAGATATTAAAAATAACAATGTAGTTACGTACGATCTTGAAACTGATGGATTAATTAGCAAAGATGGAAAAACAATACCTAATGTAATACAAATAGGTTATAAAGATGGAAACAAAGATATAAAAACAGTACATATAAAATTTCCTTCAAAAGAAGCATATAATAAATATGTTAATGGTATGGAATCTGAAAAAATTAGAAATAGTAAATTATTTAAAGAAGTTAGTAAAGGTTATAAAGAGTGGCAAGATAACGCAATATCTATCGATGAAGCATTAAAAATGTTTAATGATGTAGCTAAAAACAAAAAAACATTAACATTTAATGGTAATGGATTCGATAATGTCATTATGCAATCTTTATTTAATGAGCATAATTTAGACATAACACCATTTAAAGATAGTAATACATATGATATAAGAGAAATAGATTTAGGACTTAATAATTATGATACTTTTAAAGGTACATTAGAAGATAAAGTAAATGAATATGACTTAAGTTCTAAAGAAAATCAAGAAAATTTACATAATGCAGATTTTGATGTAGATATGACTTATAAATTAGCAAATGCATTAATTGACGTAAAAGATTTAAATAGTGAATTAAATAAACTTGCTAAAGAAACTGATTCACCTATAATCAACACTTTTGTTACACTGCAAGGAAAAACAAAAACTAAGATGCGTAGTGGTGAGAATAGTAAATTTAGTAGTAAACAAAATACAATTTATATTGCAGGTCCTTTAGATAAAACTGTTGTAGAACATGAGATATTACATAGCTTTACAACACTATGGATTAAAGATAACAAAAATGATTCATCTTATAAATACTTGCAAAAAGCACTGCCTAAACTAAGAGAATTGAACATTGCTGAATTAAAAGATATATTAGCTAATGATGATGAAACAGCAATAGCTGAGTTAATAAGTACAATGGGTAGTAATATGGAACTGGCTAAAAAAGTCTATAAAACTATTGATAGCAGCAAAACAATATTACCAGCTACAAGACTAAGAAATGTTATCAACAAAGCAATAAAAGCAATTATAAAATGGGTTGGTAGTGAAAAAGCTTTAGAAAGATTAGAAAAAGAAGGCTTAAATACAGAAGATTTAGCAAATGCTATTAACACAGCAATTGGAAAGAGTATCAATGATGTACAAAATAGAGCAACAAACTTTAATAAAGAGGTTAAAGCAGTAGATAAAACATATAATTTTATGGGTGGTGTTGGAAAGATACATGAAGCAATAGAGGATAAAGTTGAAAAAATTAATGCTTTATCTGTGAGAGTTATAACAGAGCCAGTAGAGCACAAAGCTGAAGTAATAACTAAAAATGTTGATAGAATATTATCAGAAAAGTATCCTACATATTTTAGAGCTAAAGAATATGCTATTGGAGTATATAACAGTTCTGAAGCACTGCAACAACTTATGCAGTATATTGCTACACCAGAAAAGTTAATTAGCAGAAAAAATGAGGTATTAACATTATCGAATAAACTTAACAAAGAAACAACTGATAGAACAAATGAAGCATTAAATAATATACACCACTTAACAAGAGATTTTAGTAAAAATGAAAAACAAGTACTTGGCAACATAACAACAAAAATACCATTACATTATATTTATGCATTTGCACCAGATTTAAAAGACTTTAGTGGAAAAATAAAAGAATTAGAAAGTAACCTTAACAAAGATGGTTTAAGAAATGTAGATAATATTGTAAGTTTATGGGTGGATGGGGTAGTAAAAGATACTAATTTATACTCACTAGAAGATACTTATGGAACAAGTGACTTAGCTAACAATATTAAATTATTAGCAGCACTTAAAGCTTTAGAAAAAGTTGATAAAAACTTTGAGTTATCAACAAAAATAATGGATAAACATTTAGACTTATATAGAACAATTAAAGACCATTCAATGGCTTTATATCTTACACACAAAGACATTTTAGCTAATACACCAAGTAAAATAGCAATGAAAGATGTACAAGTTGTACCACACTACAACAAACTTATACATAAAAAAGTATTTAGCTACAAAGATAGAGATAAGATGCAATATAGTGATAAAAATGGTTGGAATATAATACAACAACCTACAAAAGACGGCAAAATTGGTATAGCATATAAAGAGATTATTGATACACAGTCAGCTGAAGGTACTGGTGTAGAACTACAACTACCTGAAACAGATATTACTGTACCTGAGAAGTATATAAACAATGGATATGTTGATGTACATAATAACAACATTGTACATACAGCAGATGGTTATAAATTGATATTAACAGCAGAACAAGAAAAGCAAATTGGCATATTGGAAACACCAGCAGAAAGTCTTGTTAGATCTACCAATAACATGATACATCTTAAAGAAACAGAAGTTATAAGAGATAGATTAGCAGAAAAAGCATTTACTGCTGAGTTAACTAATGACAGTACTAAAGAAATAGCAAATGAGATACAATCTAAAGTAATTGATCATCCTTGGTTCTTAAAAGTACCAGATGACATTAACTATGCTGACTTAGCAAATAGCACAGATCCTAACATGCGATTAATACATGCACATTATAAACCAATACAACGTAAAATGTCTAAAGTTGGTGGCTTTGATAAAAAAGTTACTTGGGTTAGAAAAGATGTAGCACATTGGCTTGTAGGATTTAATAAAGGACCTTTATTTAAAAGCAAGTTAGGACAACAAATATCAAGAATAACAAAAAATATAGTGTCATTAGCAAAAATTAATATGGCTATTGCTAACCCTATGAAGCTAGTAAAAGATGCAGCATCATCTGTTAATCAGCTTATTATAATGGGAGTGCCTGCAACATATATAGCAAAAACATCTAAAGACTTTTTTAATGATTTAAAAGAATTTAAAAGAGTACAAACAAAAATAGCAGCATTGCAACTAAAACATTATGCCGACCCTAACAATGAAGCAATAACTAAAAATATAGCAAAATTAAATGAGCAATTAAAAGATAATAGCGTAGCTAAAGCATCAGAACATGGCTTTGTTAACTCACTTAGCTCAGATGTAGTAAGTCATAATGCACAAACAAGATATGGTTTAACAGCAGATGTAGATAATGTACTAAAAAAAGTATTTACAAAAGATGGAGAAACAGCAAATAAGTTAGGTGAACAAATATTAAAACTTAGCAAATTTGGTGGATGGAATGGTATAACAGCATTAGATAGAGTAGCAGATTATGTTGAAGTAATACCTGGAATGGAAGGCAAATTAGAAGGTGTTCATACAGTAATGCAAGAACTTAACAATGTTAGAACAGAAGAAGATGTTGTTAGTATGATGCGTCAATGGACCCTATCGCCTAACTCTGAATTTGTAAAAGCAGGTATTGAAGTAAATGACTTTATAGATGCATCATCTAAATATACATACTTTAAGTACTTAACTGAAGAAAAAGGTTATACAGAAGAAGAAGCAGTTACTGAAGTAATGAAAGCTGTACCAGATTATAAAGAAGTTATGCCATCATCAATGAAATTAGCATCTGACTATGGTATATTGATGTTCCCTTCTTACTGGACAAGAATACAACGTGCTATTTATATGATGGGTAGATATAGACCAGCATCTTTAATTGCTGAAATAACAGCTGCAGATATATTTGATTTATCACATTTATCAGGATTAACAATCTTAGATAGCAATATTTATGATAAAACATTAGATATGGGTGGTGCAATACATACACCTCTACAAGCAGCTAAATCAGGATTTATCTACCCTACTCATTTGATCTGATAATATCTTTTTAAATGTGTTTCTACTTACAGCAGGTAATTCCTGCTGTTCACAGAATAGCAAGTATTGCTTAAAACTTACATTATCATCTGCTTGTTTTATGAAGTCTAAAACACCTTGCCTTTTTTGTACTGTTTTAGCAGATACTGCTCTACCTACTGCTTTACCAATAGCTTTACCAATAGCTTTTCCTTTTGCTCTACCCACAGCCTTTCCTTTGGCTTTACCAATTCTTTTACCTTTTGTTGTTGCTCTATATATACCAGCAATATTGTTATATTGTTTAAATGACTTAATGTTAACAAAAGACACCTCAGTAGATGACATAAAAGTAGGGTCATAAGTTGTTAACTTATCTAATAATGCTTGTTCTGTCCAATTATTAACAACTAATATACATTCTGTTGGTGACTTTCTAAATCTACCAAATACTTGTAAAGTATTAGCAGTAATTATGTCACCAAAAGCATATATTTTGCTATTAGCATATGTTTTTGTAATTGATATAGCACGAGCAGATGATTGATTAACAGCAATAATACTATTGTCATCAAAAGCGTCAGGATGTAAGTTGCTTTCCTTATCATTATTTATGATAGATAATTTAGCATATCCTTGCAACTCTACTAAATAAGCACCATTGTTTGTTACTTCTACTCGCAAATTCTCTTTTCGACTATAAATCATAGCATCTACTTGTTTTAATGCTCTTATAGTATCAGTTTTCCAAGCATATGGATTATATAGCAACACCTTAGCAGAACCATCAGTTGGCAATCCTCTAATTATTGCTTCTTTTAGTTGGCTGTAATTTAATACATCATCTAACACATTAACAATTGTTAATTTTGTTATACTAAGATTGCTTTTTAAATCAACATGTTTATATATTGTTAACTCATCTAACAATTCAGTATCTGCCATAATAGCAATGTTATATTGTATTTCTTCTCTTATAGGCTCAAACTTATTAGCAGATATAGCAATAATATCAGCATTTGTTTTTGTAAGCAATGACAAAGTAGCCATAGTCATTTCAAATATGTTATATCTATATTTATCAACCTCTAATGCTATTTGTTGTTTATTGATAATACCCTGTGTTTGGAAGAAGTCTACCTCATCTATTAGTATTAAGTCAAACCTACTAAATGCTGCCTCTAATACTTGCTTATAAAATTTTAACTTATGTATTTTACTAAATTCAGTACCAGTCTCTTTTGCTATTCTTTCACGTAGTTTACGTTCTTCTTTAACATACTCATCTACAATTTGTGCTAAATATGTTATATAAAACTTGCTACTATTAAGATCAATCTTGCCTTTTTCTGTTAATTTTATATAACGTTTTATACGCTCATCATTGATATACTCTGCTTTTGCTATTATATAAGGCGTTAAAACTAATACTTTTTTGCCTTGTTGCAAATATTTTAATGCTAAATCTTTACTTGCTGTTGTTTTACCAGACCCCATTGGAGCTATAAAATAATTTATTTTATGTTTGACGATATCTTGACTTAAAATCTCAGATGTGATATAATTCATGTCAATTCCTTCTTGAATTTTTATGTTAACTTAAAAAGTGTCAAAAACTTTTTGTTATATTTTTTATACATATTAATATAACAAAAAAATTGACATTTTTATAAAATTTACAAGGTGTCAAAAGTTTTTTTTTGTTATATTTCCTATATATAATAATATAACAAAAAAAAATAATTGACACTTTTTAAATATGCTCAAATTATAGCTAATTTAATAAGCTAAGTCAAGCGGTTCTTAATGCCATCAAGGATCGTTTGATTTAACTTATTCTTTACTCGAAAGCTTTTCCTTCTAAAGAACTCAAAGGTTATTTAGCCTTGAGTTCAGCTTTTGAATGATGTATAAGCAATAATGCCTACTAAAGATAGCAATAACACTGGTATAATTATATAAGACATATAAAATGTAACAAATAATACAACACCAAATAAAATAACAAATAATGCTGACTGTCCAATAGCAATTAAATTATCAAAAATACTCATTAGTAATACCTTCTGCCAAGTGGCTGTTCTACTAAATACCAAGCAATAACTGCTGCTATTGTTAGTGCTATTGTTAAACCTTCTACAGTTTTGCCTAAAATTAAAATCAATAAAACAGCACTTAATATACTTGCTAAACCTGACAGTCTGTTCATTGTGCTAAACTGTATACTAATTGCTGTTACGGCTGCTATTGCCATTATAAATGCTACTATTAACATCATTCCAATCCTTTATTTATGTTTTCCCAAAATTTGATATCTTTAACAAGTCTATCAACTTCTTTTGTAGATCTATCTTTATAATCTTTAGCAAGTTCTTCTTTTAACAACTTGCTTAAAATTACAACTCGTTCTGTAATAATATAGTGAGGTATTGGCGTTACTGCCAATCCCCTATAAACTTCTTCATTAGTTCTCACAGGCTTCCAATTTTTGTTTTAGTTTTGTAATTAGTTCATTTAGTGTTTCACTAATATTTTTACACTTGCTAAAATCTGCTGTATAAGGCTTTACAGACTTATCTTTTTGCCATTTTTCTTTATTTGCTAAATCAGGTTCTAAGCTCCATCTTGCTTTCTGCTGTGGGTCTTGCTTTCTACTGCTAATTTCTTTAACTACTTCAGACATAACTTTATTTACGTCATATCCTTCTAACATTAATTCATTAACAGAGAACACAATAATATCTGCTATTGCATCTATTCTACCACTCTCATCCATATTTGTTTTTGCTATAAAATATTCTTCTAATTCTTCCTCAATATTTTCTACATATTTTCCAGAAGGTTTAGTAATTTTTCTATCTCTTAACCATTTCTTTAACTCTAAAACCCAACTCATACTAATCCTTTTAAAATTTATTTACACATACAACCAATAGGGTATTCTTCTTCTAAATAATTTGTTGGTTTACCTTTTTGCTCGTATGCTTTAAATTTCTCTTCTAACTGCTTATAGGTATAATCTTTAAACAAATATACTCCAGCACCTTCTCGTTCATATCTTTTTTGTGTTTCTACAATATATTCCCACTGTTCAGGATATATTTTATAGATCTTATATAAACTTGTTAGTGATTGTTTTGGACAATTAAAACAACCTGTCCTATGAAATGTATTGTATAGTGGATTATGTAATCCTCTTTTTACCATTTCTTTTGCAATATAATCTTCTGTTATTTTCCAGTCAAATAAAGGATAGATCTCATTATTTGCTTTAATTCTTTTTGGTTCATTATATGCAATTCCTACATACACATATACATTTGAGTTATGATATTTATCTTTAATATGTCTATTAAATGGATATACTTTCAACTCTCTAGTACACCAACTCATTCCCATATGGAATGGAAATCCTCTTTTTTTACCTTTGAATTGTCCTTTTGTAAATGGTGTTTCAGCAAATTTATCCCATATCTCTTTACCTTTTCCATAGTTAAGTAATGTAATTTTTACATCATGATATTTAGCTTCCCAATATTTTTTTACTTTTTCTATGTACTCATACATTATTGGAAATTCGTGTCCAGTATCACAAAAAACTATTTCATCAAGTTTTTCATTTCTTTTTAATAGTTCATCTATCATATATGTACTATCTTTTCCACCAGACCAAGAAGCCACATATATATCTTTTTTCATTTTCTACCTTTTGTTATTTTCAACATAATCACTAAAAACGTGAGGGAATTTATCTGCTAATAATACCGCTATCTCGTTAGCTACTGCTCTAATCTCCCATTGAGCGTGTTTATCTGTTCTAAGCTTAATGAACTGTGTCCACATTTGCAAATTACCAGAAACGTATAGGTCTGTTGTTATTGCTCTTGTTAAAGCATATCTTGCGTCTTCTTTTTTAACACCTAAATCAATAAGATTGTTATATGCAGATTTGCTATATTCATTAATAAGTCTAAAAGCTTCTAAAGCATTAGCTTTTTTACCTTCATCAAGATAATCACATGGTGGTATAACAAAATCTCTATCACTTTGATTTACATATCTTTGACTTTCCCATAAATGGCTATCACTGTCAAGGATATCAGCAAAGCTTGTTCTTAATGTTTGAACAGCTGTGATTGTTGATATATCTTCTATTTTAATAACTGCAAAGCCAAATCTAAAAGTTGCTAAATGTTTATGCTCTTTTAGTTTAGTTATTAGCTCTAAGTTTTTAGGTTTTGAGTTATAGCAGATAGCAGATGATGTTGCTATCATTTCCTCTGTTCTATTGTTCCAATCTTCTAATGTTACTTTCATTCTATGCTTTCCTTCTGATTTAATCTTTTATGCAAATATACTAAAATTGCAATATATGCTGTTATTGAATATAAAATTAGTTCCATATTTGTTAACCTTTAAATATTAAAGCATCAATTTTATAAAATATAAAAGCACCTATAATTTGTATTGCCAATAGATGATAATGTGCTTGATATTTGCTCTTACAACAATCTAATTTAATTAGTAGCATTAATGGGAACATTAATACTACTGTAGATATTAACCATCTGCCTAAGTATATTACAAAATTAAATGTAAAATAATCAGTCATTTACTTTAATATACTCTACTTTTGTGTCAATTGCTTCTTTTTGTTTAGCAATCTCTTCTTCTAATAACTTAGCATAACCTGCTATATCTCTTGCATTATCTACTAATAGTGGATTACCTGTTGCTATTCTTGATAACTTATGTAAGATCATTTCAATAGCTTCATTCATAGTGTCAGTAAATAACTCAAATTGACCGTGTGTTATTACTGCTTCATTAAATGTTGCTTTTAACAATTGTGACAATTCTGCTATATTGCTAAATTCACCATAAACTTTACCACGCTCTTCAGTAACATCTTGTTTTTTATCTTTTGCATCTTCCATAGCTTTAGCTTTTGCTGCTTCAATAAACTCTTCGTGATTGTCTAATCTATAGTACATTTCTCTAATAAACTCTTTTGTTAGTTCACCACCTTTTTCCACTAATCCATTTTCTTCTAAAAACTTATCTATTTTTCTGATTTCTTTTTTAAATGTTTTAAATTGCATACTTTACTTCTCCCTTTTAAGTATTTTAATCTGTCTGATATGTCAAATTTAACATATTGTTTATCTTGAGTCTCAAATTGACCACCAAAATATGCTTTACCTTTTCTGCCTTTACGTAGTTTTAGTCTAAAAGTACCAAAGTTTTTTATTTGCACAACTTTTTCCTTTGGTAAATCTTCCATTAAAACGTCAATAAAAGCAGTTAGCATATTATATGCTACACGCTGAGGCACACCTGCCTTAGCTGCTATTCTATTAGCAAAAGTAAGTTTATTCAACATCTAACAATCCTATCATATCTGGCTGTGCTTCCATATATTGCTGTTTTGCTACTGCATTACCGTCTTTAGATGCAAGCTTAGCTATTAATTTCTTAATAGCTTGTTCTTTTACTTCAATACTTGCATCTGATGTTTTATACTCTTCAATTTTCTTTTTAATTTCTTGTTCATCTAACATTAAGGTTTCCTTAACCGTCACAAGATTCACAAGTTGGTGCTTCTACCTTAACCTTAGTAGCACCATTCAATGTTCTAACATAGTATAATCCTTTAATATAAGGATCAACTAGAGCTTTCATATGAAGTTCTGAAACATATTCTTCTTTTACATCATGTGGGAAGTATAGATTTAAAGATTGTCCTTGATCAATGTACTTCTGACGTTGTGATGCCATTCTTAAAATGTTTTCTTGATTGATCTCAAAAGCTGTTCTGAATACATCTTTTTCTTCCTGTGTTAACCAATCTTCTGCTTGCACAGAACCTTGATCTTCAGAAATACGTTTCATTGTTTCTTCATTGTACACTCCACGTTCTTTCATCAACTTAAGTAATGTTGGATTTATGCGATATACAGTACCACCTGCTGTATCTTGTTCAAAAGCATTTGCTAATGTAGGTGATATACCATCAGATACCCCACCCATAATCACAGCTGTACTCATTGTTGGTGCTATTGCAATTCTATGTGAGAATCGTTCACCGTAACCTTTTAGATACTCAGGCTCACCAAGTTCTGATGCTAACCATCTTGATACTGCATGTGTTTTTTCATCTAATTGCTTAAATAACATTTGATTAAACATAGTTGATTGTAGATCACCAAATACCCATTGCTTTTGTTGATAATATGTTGATAGTCCCATAACACCAAGACCAATAGCTCTCCAAGCTTCTGTAAATTTTACTACTTTTTCAAAGCCAACTTCTTGTCTTGCTTTTATTAACATATCTTCAATTACAGCATCTAAAAATACAGTTGCTATCTCTATAGCTTTTGTGTCTTTCCACTCATCATATTTAGACACATTCATAGATGCCAACACACAAGTAAATGAATGTTCTTCATCTGCTGCTAGTTGAACCTCATTGCATAAATTCGAACCTTTTACAGTAACACCTTTATCTTTGTACCATTTAGGATTAGCTCTATTTACTTTATCTAAAAATTCAAGATAACCTTTACCTTTTATCAGTTTAGCTCTTAAAAGACGTTTCCATCTTCTATCTGCTTCTTCAGGGTCTTTCTTAATTAATTCAAGAAAATCATCAGTTATATTCCATCCAATATTCCATCCAGCATCATCTGCTATAATTTGATCTACTACTTCATCAAAATCAGGATGTAAAATATCTAAGTACATACCAGCAGAACCTCTACGATTATTTCCCTGACTAACTTTATGCATAGTTCTAACAACATCATCTGCAAAATGCATTACTCCATCTGCTATTCCACCAGTAGATATTGGTGCACCACGATGTCTTATAGCATCTAAAGTTACAGAAGTCCCATAACCTCTTTGAGTCAATTGAGCCATTTCTGTGAGAGTTACATAAAATGATCTTATGCTATCTTCAACAATTCCACCACTACAAGATATTGGATGTCCTCTATTATTACCCATATTTGCTAAAATCGGTGATGATGGTGATAACCAACCTTTCCACATTACATCAAAGAATGCTTCTTTCCAGTTTGGGTATCCATAAGATAGAGGAATAGATACTTTTGTTAATTCTGCTGCTCTATTTGCTATTCTTTTATACATGTCATAAGGTGTTTCACTTACATCAGTATAGTTTTTTTGTTTAATTAATTGATATCCTGCAGTAGTATACCAATCAGGTGCTTTACCAATACGTTGCAGATGTTTACGCTCTATTGAAAATTGCTCATATTGTGTTAATTTTTTACTCATTTATACCCTCCTCTATCAAATGTAGGTAAGGCTTAAGACTTAAGTTTTCAACCTTCCAATTGCGTCTATACTGATTAGTTCCTGCAACAAAGAAATCATGCATTTTAATAGATGTAGCACCTTTATAAAACCATTCAGGAATAACATTATCTTTATCAACTAATTTAAATAAAGGAATTGATGGTTCCAAAGATAGTATCACTTCATTAGCCCTATGAATAACAAATGCTATTAGATTGTCTTTAGAGATATCATTAATATACTCAACATCATTAAATAAGTATCTGATTATGGCTATTTCATGATTTAATACTTCTTCTAGTACTTCTCTTTGCTTATCTAATAGTTGTTCTTTATATGCCTCAAATTTACCTTTAGGCATAGTTTCCTTTAGCTCAGTCATATAAACTTTATATAATGCACCAGCATATAATCCATGTATAGTCTCATCTGAAATTACAAAGTCAACACCTGTTAAAGTATTTTGTATTAAATTATATCCATTAGCTTTAAATGACTTTAGCATAGCAAAATTACTAAATAATAATACCTGCTCTATTACTGATACAGTAAATAATGATAATGCATAATCCTTATTTAAATTTGTAGTAATATCATTTAGTAATCTTAATTTATTTTTGAGTACTGCTACTGTTTGTTGATTTTTAGCAATCAACTCAGGTTCTATTGCTAAAACATCATTCATCTTTTGGTAAAAAAACGCATGTACTGATTTTTCCATTGCTGATATTTGAGCACAAGCACCTTCAATTTCAGAATGTGGAAACCATTTTGCAATTTGTTCCCATACTTCACCTACTTTTTGTTCTATTTCAACAAACAGTTGTAAAGTTAGTGACACCAATTGAAATTGATACTTATCCATCTTAGTCTTAAAATCAGTTAGATCATTTTCCACAGGAATTTCCTGTGCAGTCCAATATATATCTTGTTGTTTTTCTCTGAATTGATTGGCAATTGGGTAATAGTACAAACCAAACATTGTGTTTGGTGTTGTAAGCCTCATTTGTTTATGGTATTTTGTTAAGTCCATAATAACAAATCTTTCTATTTAACCAAAGCTTTTCTAAAGTTTTTTGATAGTTTTACTTTAATAAATCTACCACCTTTAACTTTAACATCTTTTTTACCTAATAGGTCTTTAACAGTATCTGGTTTTTCTTCTACAACAAATGTTGCTAAACCAAGTAGTGTAATTTTATCATCTGTATTTAAGCTATCTGCAACTACGTCTTTAAATACATTAAGCACTGCTTTTACATCTTTTATATTTACATTTGCTGTTTTTGCTAGTTTTTTAGTAAATTCTGTTTGTGTCATTTTTATTCCTTTTTAATTAAGCTATCTAATAAGATGCTACCTTCAATAGCATATCTAGCTCTTGTTAGAGCAACCATATATAAATTAAATTCTTGTAAAACTTCATCATCTGCTTGTATATCAGTGTAAGACCAATCAGTATATTTCATTATTGCTATATCCATTGATGGGTCCAATATTACTTTATCCATTGTTAGACCTTTGCTAACATGAGCAGTCATTACTGTGATATTAGCTTCTGAATGCTTCATATCATCAGCATGTTTTACAAGGTCGATAATTTTATCTCTACCATACTTAATAACTGTTAAAATTGCTGCACTAATGTTCTCATCATCAACAAATTCTTTGCGTAAGTAACCAATTAATGTTGTATTTGCTTGTAAATTGCTATTACTACCCCATTCATCAATAACATCTTGTAAATGTTGTAAATCAGGATCCATCTGTCTAAAACCAGGTTTAGCATATGCTATTGCAAGTGGTAGTTTAAACATTTGTTTTACTTTAGCTTTATGAATTAACTTAAATGGAACTCCATCTTCTTTAAATTCAAGCATTTTGTTAATTACTGCATTATTAGTTCTACAAATATACCCAGTAGTTTTAATTTTTTCTTCTTTATATTCCATACCTCTAAATACTGTTTTTACATCACAGTATCTTCTATATAGCATTTCTATATATGGTGCTAATTTATTAGATACTCTAAAAGATTGTGTTAAATTTAGATTACATCCCATGCCTTCATATTCTTTGAAAGCATTTATACAACCCATCCAACCATGTATTGCTTGTCTATGATCTCCAAGTAGTATCTTTTGTTTAGCAGGATATAATTTTGTTACATCAAACATTATTTGTGTTAAGTCATTAACTTCATCAACAATTAATGTATCAATAGGTTCTAATTTAACTTTACCTCTTAGTAATTGAATATGAAAAAGTTTTAAGTAAAAACCATGTGTAATCCTCATCTCACCCTTGTACATAGCTGATAATACCTGCTTTGCTAACTCAACATACGGTATAGGTACTCTTTTAGGAAAGCTCTCTGCCCATTCTTCAACAGTTGTATATGGTGAGCTACAAAATGATTCTACTGCATAAAGAACATCAGATGTTTTACCAAAAGGTATTTTACGAGCTATATTTTGTGGGATATCTTTCCAAGTTAACCAACCAGCAATATCTTTCCTTAAATTGCTACCTTTAACCATATATTGGTAAGCAAGTGAGTGTATTGTAGAAACTTGAGCAGTATGCTTAAATCCTTCTTTTGCTTCTGCAGCATTAGCATTACCAAATACTAAATATCTAATTTTGTGATTTTTGTTATTTTTAACAAGTCTTTTAGCTGTTTCAATCGCTGAAGTGCTCTTAGCCGCACCTGCGATAGCATTAACAAGTATCAATGGTTCACCTGCTAATGCTGTTTCAAACAGCTTTTCTTGTTCAGATGACCATTGATACATGCAACTCCTTTAATGCTTATTCAAATGGATCATCTTCATCTGCTTCTGTTGTACCAAAATCATCTTGTTCAGTTGGAGTTGGCACTTTGTTATCACCTTTTACAAGTTTTAACTCTTGTAAACATACTTTATTGTTTTTATTTTTATACTCAATTTCTGGGTTATCAATAGCATATTTAACTGCTTCATTTAATGCTACTGTTTCTGTTGCATTATTTTTAACTTCTGCAATACTAAATCCTTCTTTAGTAAAGAATGCATTAGTGTTTAGTTTTTGATTTCTCCAAGCTCTGTCACCTTTAGCATCTAACGTGATGTAATAACTTGTTACACCAGTAAATTGTTTACCAATAAGTTCAGTCCATTTTTCAATAGGTTTTGGTCCTGCTTTAGGGAATTGTTTTGTATCAGATACGACACCTTTACCAAACTCATCTGGATTAAGTCCACAAGCAACCCATAAGTTTTTAATTTGACCAATAGCTTTGATGTTATCATACGTAGCACCTTCTTGGTCTAAATATGTTTTAACACCATTAACAAAGTATTCACCAGCTTGTACAACACCATCTTTTTTGCTTACTTTATTTTGTAAGAACAATGTTGCATCTACTGTTTTACCTTCAGCATCTTCTGCTACTAACACAAATCTTGGCATATTGTCTTGTTCACCAATCTCATATGCTTCTACAATTGTTAATAAATGTGCACCAGGCTTGTTAATTTTGATACCTGTTTGACCTAATCTACTTCTTTCTTTTTCACCCATATTTGCAACAGACGTGTTAATAAAACTCATTATTTATTCCTTTTTATTTTTAATTTTTTGGTTGCACTTACATTAGCAAATATTGCTATTTACTAAATGGCAAATGTTTTTAATCCTCAATAACAGGTACTTCTTTTTTACCTGCTAAAACTAGTTCTAAATCATCAAGACTTGTTCTTTTAAATTTAAAACAACCTTCTTTTAGTTTTGTTTTTGTTGTATTCATTTCATTAAATACATCAGCTTCAAACCAAAATGCTCTATCTGCCATATATGCTTCTACCACGGTAGAGAATGATTCTTCAATTATGTTAGTATGCTCTTTACCTTTGGTAGTAACATAACGTTTAGTACCATTAACACCAATTCGAGGCGGGTAGTGTGCCATAACATAAATAAATTTACCATAAGTTATTGTTGCAACTTTTGTGGACTCTAAAATTCTTGTAATAGCATTGTTATATGATGACCAAACATCGAAGCCCGAATAATGTTCCATTGCCCATCTATTAATTAATTTAGTCATTAATGTAAATGTATCAACTATTACTCTATCAACTTTATCAGATGCTGCTGCTTTTAACAGATTTGACTCAATTTTATCAATCATATCAATATCAGATACTTTAAAAGCTTGGTACACTTTTAAAAACTTGCTATCATCTTCTGATATTGCTTTATTATCAAAGTTAAAGATAACAGTTCTTGCTTTTTCCTCATCTGACAAATTGGCAATTGCTGTACTTTTACCAGATGATGTTTCACCAACCATCAAAACAGGGTAATGACTTGTTAACTTTTTACGTTCTGTTAAGTCCACATCTTTTAATACCATATTACTCTCCTTCTAAAATTAAATTTTTAAACCACTTTTGCCAATTAAAAAAATAATAGGCAAATGGTTTTTGTTTTTTGGGTATATATTTGTATTCACTTAGTATTGCTAAGATGTTGCTACTTTGCTCACTGCTGTACTCTTTACTCATATATACCAACTCTATATTTAATTGCCATATATGTCTTGCTGCTTTAACAACTTCATCACTATCTAAACCAATATTAACAGGTAGTATAAATGCTACTTTGCTATTTTTAATTTTATAAACATAAAATTTTTTGTTTGATTTATCAACAGTTAATTGACCTTGCAGTATTTGTATATACCAATTAGTTAACTCTTCTTCTAAATAAAAATCATCAGGTAATCTTGCTACTTCATACATAATGCAATAGTAACAAGATTTAGCTTTTAGTCTTCTAATTTATCTAAAAGTCTTATAGGTTTGTAGGTATTTGTTAAATGTAACGGTGGCACATCATCAAATTCAGCCCATCCTTCTTTTAACCCTTTACGTACATAACGAGCAAAATGTGATGCTACTTCTACTGGCAACCTACCTTCTTTTTTAACTTTATCAACATAACCTTGTTTAACAACAAACTTTAGTAATATTTGTCTATACTTATCTCGTGTCTCAGGATCTGCTAATGTTTGCATATCTTCTTCTAAATGCTTTTTCTTTAAAGTTTTTAAATCACGATACTGCTTATCAGACTCTTTTACTACATCAAGTAATGCTGTTACATCTTTGATAGTTTCTTTACTATCACCTTCTTTGTCACTATCTTTCCAAGTTATAGGTTCTTTTAGCTTTTCACCATTTTTAAGTCTATCCCAATAAAATTGCAATTCTGCTATTCTTTCTGTGGATAAATGATTATCAACTAAGAAATATGGATTTATCATATATTGGTACTTGTTTAACTTATGAATAAGGTCTAAATCTACCATATCTTTAAGAACTTGTTGTACATTACGTTCTGAGGCATTTGTTCGTTTTGAGTACCACTTAGAAAATACAGTAATTTTTACAATAACGCAATAATTTCTGCATTTTTTATAAAACCACCACTTTAAAAAGCGATATAGATAT